GAATACTCAGAACTAAAAGAAAGAAAAAATGAAAGATAGCAGGTCAGGGGCATGATCATTTGCTTTATGTTGATCATGAGAGGAGGTTGACAGGGGTATATCCGGGTGTGAAGATGGTGTGGTGAGTGAGGTGGATATCCCCCTCAGCCAGTCTTCAAGGAGAGAAGCTGATCATGGCTACCGACACCTTCGTCTACCCATCGAACGTCGAATCGATCGAATCGATCGCGTCGTATCTGAGCCCCGGCGACGCTCGCGCCCGCATCGGCCGCATGGAGCCGGGCATCAAGGCGCAATGGCTGAGCGCCCTGCGCTCCGGCGAGTACAAGCAGGGCCAAGGCAAGCTCGCGAAGGTCGCCAAGAGCGGCGAGAAGCAGTACTGCTGCCTCGGCGTGCTGTGCGACATTGCCGTACGCAACAAGGTCCCCGGCCTCTCTGCCGAGCAGCGCGGAGGCAGCGACGTCATCACCTTCACCGGCCCCGGCGGCGCCAATGACCGCTCGATGCCCCCAATCCCGTTCAAGGACTGGGCGAAGCTGCCCACGAGGGACCCGATCATCCCGATCTCCGCGGTCCACGCCCACCAGGCGGCCAACCCGAGCGCGCCGCGTCACGGCGCCAACGACAAACCCACCGAATGGACGACGCTGGCGTCGCTCAACGACCGCGGATTCTCGTTCGCGTTCATCGCCGACCTGATCGAGAAGTACCTGTGAACCGCGACATCGGCGAGCGCTGGGTCCGCGCCCTGCGCTCCGGCGACTACAAGCAGGGTCAGGGGCGCCTGACACGCCTCAACGCGGATGGCACGCCCGCGAGCCATTGCTGCCTCGGGGTGCTGTGCGAGATTGCGCTCAAGGACGGCATCGTGACCGCGGAGGAGGACAACAACGGCGTGTCACTCGCCCGCCGGTATAGGGGCGTCGATGACAACACCGTGGGCTACAACTACCTGCCCGAGGCGGTCATGAAGTGGGCGGGCCTGGAGTACAGCAACCCGCGCGTCTCCGTCCCGGCCGTTGGCGGGATGCAGCAGATGAGAACAACCATGGCCGCGCTCAACGATGAGCGCAACTACAACTTCGACCAGATCGCCACCGTCATCGAAGAACAGCTCATCCCGCAGGAGGCGGCAGCATGAACCGCGACATCGCCCAACGCTGGGTGGATGCCCTGCGCTCCGGCGACTACGAGCAGGGCAAGGAACGTCTCGCGCGCAAGGGCGAGGACGGCAAGACGAAGTTCTGCTGTCTCGGCGTGCTGTGCGAGATCGCTGTCGCCGACGGCATCGTCGAGCGGAAGTGGTACGACGGCGACGAGGACACCTACTACCAGACCGTGGACGCTTCCGACGACTCCTCGTGCACGTCCCTGCCCCTCGCCGTTCGGGAGTGGGCGGGCCTGGAGTGGCAGCCGGGCAGTGTTGTTGACCCGCAGATCACGTCCGAGGTTTACGCAGACGAGGATGGCGACGACTACCCCGCCAGCTTCGTCGACCTCAACGATTCCGCGGGCTACGCGTTCGCCCAGATCGCCGACGTCATCGAGCGCGACCACCTTCAGGAGGTTCCGGCAGCATGAAGCAGGACATCAAAGAGCGCTGGGTCGCGGCCCTGCGCTCCGGTGAGTACAAGCAGGCTGAAGGCTACTTGTCGGCGATTACCCGACATGACGATGGCAGCCTGAAAGAGGTTGTGGGTCACTGCTGCCTTGGCGTGCTGTGTGAGATCGCCGTCGCCGACGGCATCATCGGCAAGCGCGTGTATGCGGGCAGCGACTCGTGCATGATCTACGGCTCGGGTAGCGAGACGGGCGCCTTGCCGCCCCAGGTGCAGCAGTGGGCGGGCCTGGAGTCCGCCGACCCGAACATCACCTACACGCATACGTGCGACGAAGAGTGCGATGAGATGTGCACCGACGCCCACGACCTGGGCGACGGGCAGGAGTACAACCGGTCGCTGTCCAACCTCAACGATGACCTGAAACTCGACTTCAACCAGATCGCTGGTCTGATTGAGGTCGGTCTGTGAATCCGCACATACGCGATGAGTGGGTGCGCCGGCTCATGTCGGGCAAGTTCCCGCAGGGGCGGGCGTACCTCAATCGCGTTGAGGATTCAGGACTTCAGGTGTTCTGCTGCCTTGGTGTGCTGACCGAGTTGGGCGCCGAGCAGGGCATCGTCAAACGCTCGCCCTACCCGACCGCGGGCGTCACCGGTTACGTAGCCGTCGACAACCCCGCCGACTCGTCTGCGTGCACCCTGCCCCACGCGGTACGCAAGTGGGCGGGCCTGCTGTCCATCAACCCCGAGATCAAGGCCCAGCACGAGCCGGGCGAGCTTTCGGAGAAGTTCTCCCTCACCCTCCTCAACGATCGCTACCAGATCCCGTTCGGTCGGCTCGCTGTGTTGATCGAACGACAGCTCTGAGGCACATACGCGCAGGTCACGCACGCTACCCGGATATTCGGGTAGCGTGCTGTGCATCCGCCACCAGCACAGGAGAAGACATGATCGACGTCAGCGCGATATGCGCCCCCACCGCCAAATGGGTGCGCGATCACGGAGGTGACACACCCGAGCAGGCTCAACTGCGCGCCTGCCTCATCAACGCCCTGGAGGGCCTCGACCCGGTCGATCAGATCCGGGTGGGCGGGGACCTCATCAACCTCATGCGGGACCAACTGATGGGTCTGGCCGCGGACACCCGCAAGGCCGCGGCCCGCGACGCCAGGATCACCATGAAGCCGGCCCAGATCGCCGCTGCCAGCGGCCAGACGAGTCAGACCATCGCTCGGCTTCTCGTGCGCGGAAAGGCCCGTGAAGAAGAACTTGAGGCCGATGTCGTCTAAGGTCTTGACGACACCCGCATATCCACCTACTGTTTGCCCGTAAGAGCCACCGCGCAGCCCGGCAACAATCCTGACTCGATTGGGTCCGCGCCAAGTGGCACCACGAGCGAGGGGGGCCGCTGCCCTTGAGGCGCGGCCCCTTTCTGCTGACCGATGGGAGAGAAGGAATGGCCGAAGAACTGAATGTCCCGCTCATCCGCCAGATCGTCGAGGCGATCGAGATGAGCCCCGGCCAGTGGGATCAGGAGGTGTGGTCCCGCAAGGGGGGCGACTCGTGCCCCACCCAGTTCTGTTTCGCCGGCTGGGCGCTACACCTGTCCGATTACCTGGACGAGAAGGGGCGCCCCAACATCGTCGCCATCCAGCACGCCGCCAACGTCGCGCCGGAGGGGCTGGACATCGTCAACATCGCCGACGAAACCGACGACGCGTTCCCGTGGAGCGAGGTCGCGGAAGACCTGCTCGGCTTCACCGGGGATCAGGCCAGCGTCCTGTTCTCCGGCTGGGTCGGCGACGGCACCTGGGACTCGTACAAGCGGCATCTGAAGCGCATGACCGGCCTGTCATTCCCTGACGGCAAGCTCGACGTCAAGACGCGGGGGATGCAGACGATCGCGTGGACGCTCAACTGCTCTGACTGCGGCCCCATCCAGGAGGTCGGCGGCACCGCGGACGATCACGACTCGCTGATCGTCTACTGGGCGGAGCACGAGAAGCTCACCCACGGTGGCGACGGCCGGGTGCAGACCTCACAGCTCATCAACGCCGACTACATGGACCGGATGATGAAGGTGGCCCAGTCATGAAGACGGCACTCAACGAGGAGCTGATCCGGCTCATCGTCGCGCAGATCGAAGACACGCCCCAGCACTGGAGCCAGAAAGACTGGGTGCAGCACAACTGCAACACCCGGTTCTGTTTCGCCGGCTGGGCCGTGTTCATGTCCGATCTGGTTGACGGGTCGGGCAAGCCGACCGCGGCCGGGCGCCAGAAGATCCGCGAGATGCGGGCGCAGGACGAGCGCGAGGGAACCGGACGGGCGTGGTCGATGGGCAATCCGTACGTGATCAGCGTGGACCTCGACGGCAACGAGAAGTGGTACTACCCGTACTCGGACATGGCCAGGGAGCTGCTCGGGCTGAACAAGAAGCAAGCCGAGGCGCTCTTCCATCACCTCGCCGGCTCGGTCTGGAGCGATGAGGCGGACGATTACGTCGAAGACTTCGACCGTTTCAAAGAGATCATCACCCGCGAGACGGGCATCAAGTTCACGTGATCGACCTCGACACCTATTCGCGTTTCAACGCCTCCACATTGAAGGCACGCCACCACGGCATGTCCCTTGTGGAGACGTTGGACCGCGATCGGCTCCTGCTCACCGAGGAGCGCCTCCGGCTCATCCGCTTGGACGCGCTCACGGGCCTCATCCGGGCCTTCGACGAGACGGGTGTGGCGCGAATGCTGTCCGCGGAGGGCTCCACCCGCGGGTCCACGCCCGAAGATGCCGCTCGCGCAATCCGCGAGTGGATGGAGAAGTACTTCAGCGCCATCAAGAACGACTAGCCGACGCGCTTCAGTTCCGACAACGCCACCCACCACCGCTCAGCCCGGAGCGACTAATCCGGACGCCTCGGCACCGACCAGCCTACCCACCTCTGCTCAGCTCGGCTTGACTATGCGGTCCCTGACATTCCTTGCCTGTTGACCACCCACCGCACCACCAGCCCCGTCGAGCCCCATCCGACGTTCCTTGCCAGTTCCCCCCACATCAACCCGACTGGCCCACCCACCGCCACGCGGCCCGGCACCGACAAGTCCCTCCTGCTCAATCCGCCTCGACACTGCACTTCGACCCGACGCCGACTATCCCATCCCGATCTAACCGACAACCCGTATCGGGCCACCACTGATCCGACATTCCACAAAGGAGAGAAGCAATGCCCAAGACCGACGTCATCACACCCGACCTCGCGGGCGTCAGCCTGCACGAAATCCTCCCCCCGCGCCCGTCCGTGTTCGCCAGCGAGGCGGCCGAGGCGTGGTCGCACCGATTCGAAGGTGAGCTGTTCCTCAAGCAGATCCTCGGCGGCGTGCCCTCCGACCCGCGCGTGGTCGAGGGTTGGCTGCGCACCAAGCTCGGCATCGACAAGGAGCAGCAAATCCAGCGCGCGGTGCTGGAGATCGTCGAAAAGCGCGGCATCACGAAGGAGGAGGCGACCGCCGAGCTGGCCGCCACCCAGAACCTCAACGGGTTCTACCGGACGCGCTGCAAGGACTGCCTCGGTGACGGCCCGATCTGCTCGAAGCCGGACGCCCACCAGCTCTACATCGAGGGCCGCCAGCTCAAGGCGGCGCTGAAGGAGGCAGCCAGCGTTGCCGTCGCCGCGGGCCGGCTCGACGGGCGCGGATGGGGCAAGACAAACAAGGGCCTACTCAACTTCATGGCCGAGCACGTCATGGTGGTCGAGGATCACCTCGACCTGTGGCGCGAGGACGGTTCGCCCGTCACCTCGCCGGACAAGGTGAACCAGCACTTCGTCAACACCCGGTTCGGTTCGGCCATCCAGTACCAGGAGATGGTGCAGCGGGCTGTCATCAAGTTCACCGTGATCAGCGATTACGACTTCACCGAGAAGCAGTGGGCGCAGATCTGGGTGGGCGGCGAGCAGCAGGGCCTGGGGGCCAGCCGTTCGCAGACGTATGGCCGCTACACCGTGACCCGCTGGGATCGCGTTTCCTGATTCGTCACGGGGGCCGGCTTAGGCTGGCCCCCTTCGACATGTCAACCCGACCCCACGCCGACTGGCCCTCCCCGCTCGACTCATCTCGACCCGACTACCCCGGCCCTCCCCTTCCACTCCCGACTTGCCTGACCGGCACCCTTCACGCCCGACAACCCATTCCAGTCCGACAATCCACGGCGCCCCATACCGACAATCCACGGCGCCTCGCCTCAATCCGACTGGCCGACTCGCCCCGCACTTGCCAACCCGACAATTCGAGCCCGATCCGCGCAGCACGTCCCTGTTCCGACTACCCTCTGCGGGCCAGCACAGACCACGTCACGCCGACTGATCCGCTCATCCCTCATCCCTCCGACCAGCCAGCCCGAGCCGTGTTCTCGCCGACCCATTCCGACAACACGTTTCCCCCCAACACGCTCCGACATCTCATCACGCGACGCCGCATCGCCACGCCTACCGCCGACTCACCCTGCCACTCCTGGCCCCCCCGACTGATCCCTGCTACCCAGACCCGACCATGCCCGACATCACAGATCCGTTCGTTACGCTCCGTTCTGACGCGTCAACACAGCTTCATCCCACGCCACCCCAGCCCGACTACCCCCCTCGGACCTCACCAGTCTCGACGACCCATGTCTGGCCGACCCGACAAGCCGTGCCAAGCCGTATCTGTTCGACAAACCGAAAGTTGGTCCACAATGGCCAGTGATGCCAGCAGTACCGGCGCGACGCTCGAAGCGCTCGCACCAGTCGTGATTTGGGGACTCGCCATCATCATCGTGCTGTCCATCGGCCTGCCCACGCTCGTGGGCGCGCTGCACCGTCGAGCCAACCCGGAGATGCGAACGGGGGAGGAGGGAATCTGGATGTTGAAGGTTCAAATGTTGCTAATGGAAGCACCCGCGGGGGCGCTGCGCCTGCTCGCGCGCGCCTGGCGGTACCCGCAGGAGCACCGACTCGCATTGTCGCGCCACAAGCCACGCCACTACGCGGCATGATGTAGCCCATGTGGGATTCGTTTGAGGGGCTCCTGTGCGGCTGCGGGGCCAGCTACAGCAGCCGCGGGTCTAAGCCCCTCACGTTGCAGGGAGCGCGGGCGCGGGGATGGCACATCCTGGAGGAGGAGGCTTTCCGGGAGAACGCCACCCTGTGTCCCGAGTGCATCAAGACACCACGCCCGCGCCTGGCCAAGTCCGCGCCCATGCCGGACGACCAGCCGCTGTTTGATCTGGAGGAGCAGAATGACCGACATCGCACCGTCGACCACAACTGACATCGCGATCCCTGAGCCCAAGTCGGTGAGCTTGGACCTGTACGCCGATCTGGTGAAGCAGGAGGAGTTTCTCGCCGACACCATCAAGGAGTGGGAGAAGCAGCTCGCCGAGATCCGCGGCAAGCTCCAGGACGTGCTGAAGGCCGCCGACGCGGACGAAGCGACGTTCGCCGGCCGCCCGGTCTATACCTGGCACCGCATCAACCGCCTGCGCACCAAGGACTTCATCAAGGACCGCCCCAACCTCGCGCAGCAGTACATCGAGCCCAAGGTGGTCGATGAGCTGAACGCCGAGCGGCTCAAGCGGGACAACCCGGCGCTGTACGCCGAATACCAGGTCCGCCAATTCAAGCGGGTGTGATGGTCAACAAGCCGAAGAGGGCCGGGACCGCTGCTGAGTCAGCGGTCGCGGCCTTTCTTGTCGAAAACGGGTGGCCCTACGCCGAGCGGCGCTCGCTTCAGGGCGCGCTCGACAAGGGCGACATCACGGGGACGCCGGGCGTGTGCTGGGAGGTCAAGTCGACCTCCGGCGACCACGGCACCATCAACTACTCGGGCTATTTGCGCGAGGTGGAGGTCGAGAAGGCCAACGCAAAGGCCAGCATCGGCGTGGTTGTGGTGAAGCCGCGGGGGCGTGGACGGCGCACGGTGGAGCAGTGGGTCGCGGTGACGTACTTCCGCGAGATCGCCGGCTTCACGGACCTGCCGCCGGTCCATCACGCGCCCCGCAAGGGCGACATCCTGTTGATCTTGCGGGCTGAGCTGGGCTCTCGGGTCCTGTTCTGCCCGCCCGGCAAGAAGAAGGAGGCGGGCGAGTGGCACAGCTTCATGTTTCTGAGCGACATGGTCCAGCTCCTGCGCCTGAACGGGTTCGGAAGCACCGTGTCTACAAGTTCGGCGGGCGCTGGTACTTCCAATGTGGACGGTGCCCCCACGTGACGCACACCAAGAGTCGCGAAAGTGCCTTCTGGTGGGCTGAAGAGATTCATCTCCCTTGTCATCATCGCCCTTGACTCGGGCCATCCCAGACCTTACGCTACCCGTATATCCAGGTAACGTTCTGAGGAGAGAAGCATGAAGCTCAAGACCGCCCTCGTAGTCGCCGGAGTTGTCGGCGGCGCCGTCGTTGGCGCAGTCGTACTCGCCCGCCGGGCCGTGGACGCCTTCATCGAGGACGTCGAGGAGGGCGCCGAGCCCACCCCGCTCCAGGAGGCCGCCGCGGCGACCGTCGGAGCGGTCGACCTGGCCGCCGACAAGGCTCGCGAGGGCATCTCGTGGGTGCAGGACAAGGTCGGCGTCCCCCGTCCCGAGTAAGCCCCTGGCCGCCCGCGACAGAGGGGAAGCGGGCGGCCAGGCCCACCCCCGGAAACCATCAAGGAGAGAAGACCATGACCACGAACGCCGTTTCCGTTGACGTCCAGAACGTCCTCGACCCCGCCACGATGGCCAACATCGGCCACATGGCGCAGCAGGCGGGGCTCGATGCGGCCGAGACAAACAACCTCATCGGACTCGTCAACGAGACGGCGTTCAACGCTGCTCGCGATGCCGCGGTCCGCGCCTCGATGGCGATGATCCCCCGGCTTCTCGGCGCCGTGCGCGGCGTGCACGAGCAGGCGGCCATCAACACTGGCCGGCGCGTCGCCGACCAGATCGTTGCCGTCAACGGCGGCATCAACAAGGGCATGCTCAGCAACCACACCAACTGCGTCAACGCGGCGCTGACCGTGTCCGCGCTCGTCGCCGGGGAGCCTGCGCAACGTCGCCTGCCTACGCAATCATGAAAGCCATGACGCCTGAGCAGATCACGGACGCGCACCTCGCGAACGTGGAGAAGCAGCTCATCGAGCAGCTCGCCAACATCCACTTGGTGACCTGGATGGGGGACGGCGGGGACGGCGAAGGCGCTCCCGTCATGGCCCTCAGCCAGGCTCACGCAGACATGGCCTACCGCTACATCCAGGCCAACTGCACCTACGACCACCTGATGCGGTTCCTCATGAACACGGCGTGGCCCAAGGCGCGCGAGCGCGCCAAGGCTCTCGTGGACGAGATGGTGTCCGCGGATGACGACCCCGAGAAGTGGTTCAAGAAGGAGGGCTCCTGATGGGACGCGTCATCTTCTACGCGCTCGGAATGCTGCTCGCAGTCGGCGGCCTGGCCGTCCTGTACTGGCTGGCCTATCAGGCGGGCTTCGCCATGGGCAAGCGCAAGACGTACCAGCACGTCACCGGCGAGTCGGTCATGAAGACGCGGCGCCGGGAAGAGCTGGTAGCAACGGCGGAAGGGCTGTTTGAGGAGATGACCCGCCCGCCGACCCAGTTCGACGTCCAGGCAACATTCCTCACCCCCGAGCACCACCAGCAGGTCCGCGAATGGCGGGCCAACGTCTACGAATTGGAGAAGAAGAAGTGAGCTGGAAGAAGGCCCTCCTCGCGGCGCTCGCCGTCGTGGGACTCGTGTCGACCACCGCCTGTTCCGAAATCGCCCCGCCCGACGCCATCGGGCTCTACTACGCCGAAGGCCAAGTCGACGGCTTCAAGTTCGATCACTGCGTGGACCCTGGTACGTCCGACGACTGGATCGCCAACAACTCCATCGTCTGGCTCCCCGACAACCTGCGCACGTGGAACATCGCCCCCCAGGACGGCGACACCAATGTGCCCGTCACTGTGGCCAGCAAGCCCGAGCCGAACCAGCCGTCGGGCGTCCAGGTGAACGTGTGGTCGCAGACCAACATGGCGCTCAACACGACCTGCACGGACGCGAACTCGCCGGTCGTGCAGTGGTGGGAGAACATGGGCCGCCGCTACCAGGCCGACACCGACGACGGCTGGCGCGTGATGCTGCTCAACACGGTCGTCCCGGCCTTGGAGAAGGCTTCCCGCTCGGTGATCCGCAACTACAGCGCGGACGCTCTCGTCGCCGGCACCGTCCTCGCCGAGGTGCAGGAGCGGATCTCCGCTGAATTTGCGGTTGAGCTGAAGCGCCTGACCGGCGGGGACTACTTCTGCGGCCCCACGTTCCGCCGGGGATCGCCGGACTGCCCGCCTGTGCAGATCCTCGTGAAGGACATCGACTACACCGACGCCGGCATCCAGGAGGCGCGCAACAACAAGCAGAAGGCCCTGGAGAACGCCGCCGCGCAGGTCGCGGAAGCTGAGGGCCGGGTGCGTGCGGCGCAGGCGCAGCAGTCGCTCTACTCCAACGAGGTGTGGCTTCAGCTTGAGATCGCGAAGCTGGAGCTGGAGAAGGCCAAGGCGTGCGCCGCGGCCGGGCAGTGCACCATCGTGATCGCTCCGCAGGGCACACAGGTTCACACAGGCCAGCGATGACCTCCCGCCGTGGGGTTTGGGTCGAGTGTGACGACTGCGGCGCGGTCCCCGTAAACGAGCACGGTCAGCTCATCAAGGCCCACTCGGTTGTCGAGGCTCGCAAGGCCGCCAAATCCGACGGCTTCGTTCATCTCGAAACCGAGATGCTCGACCTCTGTCCCGACTGCGCGAAGGCGAAGCGATGATGTGGCTCTGGTTGATCATTCTGCTCATCTGCGCCGGCTTCGCGGTCATGGGAATCCTGAGCGAGAAAGACTGATGGGCGTCAACGACAAGCTGCTCCAGTTGGCGGTGGTGTTTACCGCCGTAGGTGTCATGACCGCCATCTGGATCGCAGTACTCCGAAGGGGGAGACGGAAATGAAGTACTGGTTGGACACCGAATTCCTGAACCGCGGCGCAGGCCACCCGATCGATCTCATCTCGATTGGCATTGTGGCTGAGGATGGTCGCGAGTACTACGGCATCAACGTGGACGCCCCGCTCGGACCGATGGTCCGGGACGGCTGGATGCGTCAGAACATCTGGCCCACCCTGCCTCTGATCCCCGCCAGCGAGGTCGGCGCGATCGGTGTGGCGGACTGGGACCACGAGCACGAAGACATCGCCTTCGTGAAGCGCGTCGAGGGCGAGGACGGGCTCCGCGAGGAGGTCTACCAGTTCCTCGTGCAGGAGGGCGAGCCGGAGATCTGGGGCTCGTACTCGGGCTTCGATTACGTTGTCCTGAGCCAGCTTTTCGGCACCTTCAACGATCACCGCCCGCCGTTGCCCATGCTGATCTACGACATTCAGCAGGTACTCCAGCCATCGGTCGAGATCTTCACGAAGATGGCCAAGGACACTGGCCGCGGAGCGCGGCCGGTACAGGTCGGGGCGCGTCACCACGCGCTCGACGACGCCAAGCACACCCGCGACGTATTCAACTGGATGTTCCCATGGTGACCTTGCTGATCGCTCTGTACCTGATCGGGCTGCTCGTGATGACGCGGATCGCCTACGTCAAGGCCGCGAAGACGGAAGACGAGCCGAGCTGGCAATTCTGCGGCCTCTGGGGACTCGTGTGGCCCGGCGTGGTGCTTTACCTGCTTGGGCTCCTGGCCTACAAGGCGATCCGGCGGGCGCTGTCCAGCACCCTGTTCCGGGAGCCGAAGGTGGCCCGCAACCGCCGGCTTGAGCGCGAGAAGAAGCTCGCGCACGAGACAGCCATCCTGGAGCTGTATAAGACGGCCCCCGAGCTGCTCTCGTACGAGCACAAGCAGGAGGTGCTGGAGATCCTGGATCGCAAGAAGAACGAAGCGCTCCTGGCCAAGCGTGCCGCCGAGATGGAGAAGCAGCGGGCGATGTACCGCCGCGCCTACTACTGAGGGAGGTGATCGACATGACGCACAGGTAAGCGCGGATGGTCCGCGCCCGAAAGGGTGCCATGTCGAGAACGACCAAAGACAAACCGTGGTGGGTTATCGCCACCAAGTGGGAGCAGGTCCACTACTGCCGAGACTTCGGATACCTCAAAACCTGGCTGATTCGCCAGGACCGGCCCTGCAATCTGCCGGCTGAGCCCGATCTCAAAACCTATCGAGCCTGGGACAACCAGCACTGGCGCCGCAAGAGCGATCAGTGCATGTGGGAGCCCGATTACCCAACTGGTCACCGTTTCTGCTGCCCTACCCCGCCACCCCGTTGGTACATCGAGCGCGTCTGGCACAACCCCGAGCGCACACGCGAGCGTGCATACGCCCGCCGCGCGCTGAAGGACTACCGCGCCAACGGAGACGTCGAGGAGGTGCTCCTCGGTCACCAAGCACGTAGCTGCGCCAAGTGGTACTACTGGTGAGTGGCGTACCGGAAACCAAACTGGGGACACATGACCGTAGCCCGCCCCGTCGTCAACGGCGAGGGCGGGCTTTGGTATTGGGGCTGCTCGTGCGGGCGGGTGTCTACGCCGATGTCGGAGGCTCAGTCTCTGGCGGAGGCGGAGCATCACGAGCGGCGTCGTCGGGGACCAGTAGCCGGGTCGGATCAAACGCCCGCTCCCCGGCGCCGTACGTCCCGTTGATCCGCTTGGAGCGCCCGTAGCCGTAGCCGCGGTTGCCGTGCACAGGCGGGCGCTCGCGGGTGAAGTCGATGTCGGCGGGGTTCTTCAGGCGCATCGTGACCGTGTTGATGAGGTCCTGCGAGATCTGCCCGGTCGCCCACAGGTCCCTGCCCGTGACGGCAAACGAGATCTCGACGACGCCGAACGCCTCGCCGGTCACGCCCTGGCACGAGATGCGGGTGTCGCCCTCGCACGCCCACGCGAGCACCTTGCGAGCGCGCCGGCTGAAGTCGTCGAGCTGCTCCGCGGGGGGCTTGAGCGTCCAGGAATAGGTCCTGGTCGTGGTCACTTCGACTCCGGAGGCACGAGGGGCGCGGACTCCAGGGCCTTGTCGGTGAGCCGGGCGGCCTGCCGGCGGTACTCTGCCAGCTCTTCGAGCATCTTGGTGTTGTTGCCGTTGGTGTTGGACTTGATCTCGCGCAGTTCGGCGTACCCGAGAGCCACCAGGATGAAGAGAATCGCGTCCGAGACGGTCCGCACATCCTTGCCCACAAAGGCCAAAGTGCCGATCACGACCACCACGAGGCTGAGCACCAGCGCCATGGGCCACGATAGGTTCTTCATGTCTTCGATCTTGGCAGAAAGTGCAGACATTTCACGTCCTAGTGCGAAATTTGCCGAACTTCGCGTCGTCGCCCAGACGCGCCGTTTTAGGACGTAACGGTCCCATTGCCTTCGAACGTCACCGTCCACGGGAAGGCCGGGAACGATCCGCCCTCTCCAGGCTCGATGGCCTCCACGGTTGTCCTGATTTCCTCCAGGATCGCGAGCTGGAGCACCAACTGCTGCTTGATCGCTTCCAGCCGCGGAACCACGTCGTCTGTCAAGATCCGCTGCATGCTGCCTGTGCGACGCCATACGTCGTTCGCCTGCTCCTGTGTTGCGAAGCCGTATCCGGCCACTTCTCCTCCTTCGTAATCGAGCACCGCTTGCGGTACGTCGTCTCCTGCGTAGTAGCGCCAGTGCCAGGGCTCGGACTGCACCTCAGCCGAGAAGCCGTAACGCCATGCGTTGCGCACCAGCCAGTCGACCGAGCCCTGATCGATGGATTCGGTGCCCGAGTCGCCGTCCTTCTCCTCGCCGATGTCGACGGCCAACGCCCAGCCATGGTTTGACGTGCCAGGGATGGCCGCGACAGCGCCCGTGTGGTGCACCCAGTAGGAGCCGTCCCACCAGATCGCCGTCTCGTAGCCCACGCGCCGGTAGCGCTGCTTGAAGATGGTTTCCTGCACGCTGTACGGGCGGTACGAGTCGTAGTAGGACACGGCCTTGAAGATGTGCCCGGCGGACTTCGCCGCGGCGCACATGGCCCTCCAGGCCCGGTAAGCGGGCCGGCACAGGCGCACGATGGGGCCGCCGGCCTGCCCGGCGGTGTCGACCAGGCGGTCAGCGGCGAGCTTGCCATTGGACTGCCCCGACAGCGAGATCGGCATAGTCACGTCATGGACGGGTAGCGCCATGATTCACAGGCTACGCCCGATTTGTGAGTTAACGCGGCACGCTGAGCGCATCTCCGCGGTTGGGCATGCCCGACGTGTTGGCCGTGTGGAGGTGGTACTCCCAGGTCCGCTCGGGCAGGTGGACCATCTTGAGCCCGCGCTCGACCGCGAGCCGGCAGTAGCCGACGGTGAACAGCCAGTCTTCGTTGCCCGTCTTCGCGCCCGGCTCGGGCGCCGTGAAGCCGACCTCCTTGGCCACGGCCGTCTCGCACATGACGACGGTGGTCGTATGGTGAGGGTTGTGGGGGTCGAAGGGCTTGCCGAAGTGCCCGAGCGGATCGCGGCCGAATCCGACGGGTTCGAACCAGGAGTAGACGTACGAGGCGCCAGCGTCTTCGATGACCTGGAGGAGGCGCTGAAGGTGCTGGGGCTTCATTTTGTCGTCACTGTCGAAGAACGTGACGTACTCGGTGGTCACCTGGTCGAGCCCGCGTTGCCTGGTCCGCGCCGCCCCCTGACCTTCGCAGTCCACGACCACAACAAGCGCGTCCGGCAGGCACGTCTGCGCCCAAACCGAGTCGGTGGCACGGCGCAGTAGGCCGTTGCGTATGCGCATGGGGTGGACGGGGATGACAACTGTGACCGAGGGCTTCACCACTTCGCGTCGATCCACTCGGAAACCATGGTGAGCGCGGTCATTCCGCTCACGGCGTGCTTGCGCGTCAGGACGGATTCGGGCACAGGATCGTTGGCATACTCGTAGATGTGACGATCATGGGACCAGTTGAGGTCGTACGCGACCATCACGCCTGTCGGCTCAACATCAACCAGGACGAACGTGGTGCGTGGGTGGCGCGCGGTGAGGTATGGGTGCAGACGCCAGACGTCTCCCGCCCACACGTTCAGGTTGGGAGTGCGGCTAGCCTCCACCTCGTTCCGGGGAAGTACGTCATCAAATACAGCCACCGAGTCGCGGTCGGTCGAATTGAGAACCAGATCGAAGTCGTCGACGGCGTCTTCGAACAGGTGCGATCCGTCGATGAACGCGAGGCCCGCTGGCTCGTTCTCGGTCCACAGTTCCCGGTCGTAGAACTCAGACGAGTGCATCTCATAGAGACGCATGTTGCTGGGGGCCTCGGTTACCTGAGGGTTTGGGTCGATTCCGATGGCGACGCGCGAGAACTTCGCGAGCCGAAGGGACTGACCATATTGGACGCCGATTTCGAGGTAGATCTCGGGTCGGATGAGGTTGTGCATCAGCCGTAGAAACTCGTGCTTGTCCATCACCACGGCAGGAACCCCCACTTCTCCTCGAAGCGCGACCGGTCCTCGGTGGCTTGCTCCAGCAGCCATTCTGACTGGATCATGGACTCGTTCTCAGCCAGGTTGGGGACCGGCCAGCCTTGCACCCGAGACAGGCCGCCCGCCTTGGCCGCCTGGCACGCGATGTCGTTGTCGCCGTACCACCAGACGAACTGCGGATCGGCCGTGATGCCCGAGGAGCCGCGCAGCACGAAGGCCCAGCCGCGCATGGTGTCGGTGTGCATGATGGGCGTGGACTGGCGGAACGAGCCGCCGGGGTGGTGGCAGCCAGAGGAACCGGCGTGGGCGCCCTGCATCTCCATGTCGCGCACCACCGCATCCATCCAGCCGTCGGGCACGATGGCGTCATCGTTCAGGACCGCGGTGAACCACTCCTTGTGACCGCGCCCGCGGGCGACCGCGCCCGCAGCGCGAATGCCCTGATTCCACGCCTTCGACAGGTTGAAGTGATTCCAGTCGAAGAGGTAGGGCATGACGATGGCGCCGGCTTCGCGCATCTGAAGGACGCCATCGCTGTTCATGCCATTGTGGACAATGAATACCTCATCGGTCTGGGTGGCGATGGCGGTGTAGCAGGCTACGAGACTCTGGCGGGTGCCCTTCGTGGTGATGACCGCCAGTCTCATAGGGCATCGATCGCTGCGTAGATCAGTTCGTCGGCGTAGTCCATCTCCGCGGACTCCAGTGTGTCGATGTAGTCGTCCTCATCGAACGTAATGTTGATCATCCCGGCGAGCCCGAGCGCGATGTAGAGGTCATACTTCCAGCCCGAGTTGCCGAACGGGCGCTTCCCGCTGAAGTCCGAATCTTCGCGGTAGAGCGTGGCGAGCAGGGCCTTGAGGTAGCCGCGGATATCGGCGGCGCCGGAGTCGGTGTCGTTCCTCAGCAGGACGGCTAGCACGTCTTCGGGATCAGGTTGCAGTCTCATCCGCGCTCCAGCTTCAGCGCCTCGGTCCACGCCTCCCACCAACGCCACGCGTTGGCTTCGATCGTCTGTGTCTTCATGTACTCACGCCCCTGTGCTCCCATCTCCATGCGCAGGTTGGGCTCGTTGACCAGGCGCTTCAGGGCCTGGTACCACTCCTGCGGATTGGACGCCAATATACCCGTGCCGGACTCCTCGTGGAAGCGCCGGTAGGCGTACGACGGGGAGCCCACCCAAGGCATGCCGACGGCGGCCATCTGGATCGGCTTGAGCCTGGACTTGGCTTCGTTGAAGCGCGAAGGGAACAGGGGCGCCATCCCGATGCCGAACCGGGACATTGCGGTCGTGAACTTGGTGACGTGGACGTATCCGGTGTAGCTGGGCTCGAAGGGGAGCTTCAACTGCTCCCCGAGGTTGCCCTCCGCGCCGACCACAAAGAAGGTGTTGCCCTCGTTGATCATCTTCCGGAGGGCGTCACCCACCACCTGCCAGTCGTCGGCGCGGGTCTTGGTGTCGCCGGCCCAGCCGATGGTGTCGCTGTCGTCGTGCGGGATGTCAAGATCGCTTCCGCAGACATAGTTGTCGAGGATGGCGCCGCGGCCGTGCCGGGCGTACTGGGCCTGGAGCGCCGGGGTGGTCGAGGTGACCATCGTGGCCGCGTCCGCGGCGGCCTGGACGTGCTCGTGGTGGTGCAGCGGGGGCGGGTCGCCGAACCGGACCTTCGGGTTGTAGAGCTTGTACGCCACGTGGCTCTTGTGGATGCGCCCGAGGTCGTCGTCCATGTCCATGACCACCGCGATGCCCATGCTCCGCAGCGCCTTGATCGCCTCGACGAACAGCCGGTTGGACACCCGCTGGACGACAACCACGTCCACGCCCGGCGGCATGGAGATCCCGTCGACATGAACGCCGTCGCGCGAATGGATCTCCAGGATTCCGCGCTGCCCGAAATAGCAGATCCCGATGTCGTGACCCTGCGCCGCGAGGTACTGGGCTGGCCAGGCCAGCCGGTACATCCCGCAGCCAGAATTGTCCGACGGGATGACCAGAACTCTCACAGATCAGCCAACTCCCGAATGAGGTACGCCTTGATGTTGCCGCTTGTGACGCTGACCGGGCCGCCCGTTCCGGTCCACTGGCAACGGAATTGAATGGTGGTGTCGGCGACGCTGGCGATCACCATGCCAGACACCGCGGAGTCGTTTCCGTTGCCCGAGCTGGCCAATGTGTCGATCTTCCGCGACTGCCATTCGGTTCCCGCGTTGGCGAGGATGGCGATGCGGAACGAGGTGGTGGTGCTGGCCAGTGTGCGGAACGAACCGCCGATGAACACGTAGTAGAGCCCCGGATCGCGCAGGATGATTCGATCCGTCTGGGCTGGGTCCCAGAAGTTGCCGGTATCCCAGACCAGGGTGAAGTTCTGGAGCACCTGATTGAGGCCCGTGGTGAAGCCGGTCCGCGAGCCGCTCTGAATGTGCACACTGGGCCGGGTGTTGGCCAGTGTGGCGATGGTGTCCAGGTCGATCAGGAGCGCGTTGACGTCGGTCGCTAGGTTGGCGTAGTCGACCGAGTCAACGACTTCACTCTGGTACGGGTACCGGATGCCCAGCGAGGTCGTGCCGCCCATCAGTCCTCCAGTTCGCTAGTCTTCCACGCCCACATCTTCGACCCGGCAAGGACGTTGACCGTGCTGGCCACGTTGGCGTGGTTGATGGTGGCCGTGATGCCCGAGTAGTCCTGCGCGCTCGGGTACGCGGGCGTGGTGTTGACGACGTCGCATCGCACCATTGCCTCGATGAGCTGGTACTCGCCCGAGGTGTTGGACTGGTAGCAACGGTCCTGATAGGACTCAATCGTGTAGAGGGTGTACGGGATCTGCTGCACGTACGGGTACCGCAGGGTGATGGTGCACGCGGAGTTGGCCGTGACACCGCCCGACGGGACGCTGTTGACGAAGAGGCCGATCCGGTAATAGCCCGTCTCCGGGAAGAACGGGAACTGGGGCGTCAGCGACCACGCTCCGCTCGGGTACTCGAAGAGGATCTGATCGAAGAGGATGTCGGTGGTGGTGCCGTTGCTGATGCCGGTCTGGTTGGCGCTCAAATTCACCATGATGGCGGGGACGTTGAATGCCTGACGGGCCAAAGCGAACTGCGCCACCAGCTTGGCGTCGATGGCCTCCGCGAGCACTTGAAGCTGGAGCGCCGCGTTGGCCGGGTCGTTCTCCGTCGGGTACGGAAGGTGCTGGCTGGTCGTCTGCTCCATTAGACGACGTCTCCGATCTTGAGAATCCAGAAGATGGCGCTCGAAACCACAGGCGCCACCGCCTGGCCGCTGTAGAACACGGCCGCGGACTGGACGTCCAGTCCGGCCGCGGTGTTCTGGTCCATCTCGGTGTGGCCGCCGCGGGCAGCCGACGAACGGTCAGCCTGTGTGTAGTACGCCTCCTGGAAGCGGTCGGGCAGCAGGACCTGGTTCTGGTACTGGGCACCAGCCGAGGCTGGGGTCGCCTCCCAGACACCGTGCAGACCGAAGACACAGATCGACTGATCCGGCGCCGTGAGGGTGCCGAAGATGTACTGCGAAGCCAGGTTCGCCGTGTCGAAGTCCACCGTGGAGAACGAGATGCTTCCGTTGAGCTGCACCGTCTGCGAGGTGGTTGTCGAGATGCGCGCGAGCGGGCGCACGATCGCGTTGGCCAGCGTCACGTCAAACTCGTCGAGGATCTCGTCCACGCGCTCGGCGATCCCCTGGATGTAGAGGTAGCCATCGCAAAGGATGTCCGTGCCCTCGGGGTACGGAATCTCCCATGGGTTGGTCACATCAGCCATGCGTCACCCCGAGACATATTCGATCCACATGATCGTAGGACGGTTGGCTGACGCCTCGCGGCGCAGGTTGCCGGCGCCCGCAACGCGCTGGAGTGTGCCCACGAACGTCTTGCTGCCGTCGGCGACCGCGGTGTAGCGCCCCAGGAACGTCCAGGGCGTGCCAACGCCGCCCACGTTGACGGTCAGCTCACCGTCGGTCTGGTTGAGCACCGTCCCGGCGAGTGCATCTTCGCGGATGCGGATGGAGGCACCGTTCGCGGCGGAGTCCGAGCCCACGTGGGTGGTGATCCACACATGGTAGAGCCGCCCCGTCTTCAGAGCGCCGGTCACGGTGGCGATGACTGTCTCGGTGGTGGTGATGGAGGCCGAGTCGGTCAGCTCAGCCGCCTCCGCGATGTACGTGGGTGCCGCGGCATCGGTCACCGTGCCCATGGCCACCCACGACTTCTTGTAGCGCAGGAGAAGCACTGGGGCGCCGTCGGCGTAGGCGTTGGGGTTGATGAACCCGCAGTTGACCACCACGCCGTTGACGGTGACGGTGACGGAGCCGTCGCTTGCGAGCGCGACCTGCCCCATTCGCACGCCCGTGTCGGGCGGCTGATTCGACTTGAGATCTCCGGCTGCGCTCATACCTCCTCCACCTGAACGTCGACGGGCTGTAGGGCTCGCGTCTGCATCGTCATCTCCTCCGCGCCGAGCAGGGGAAGGGTGAACTGGTGGACCACTTGGACATCAGGTCCCAGCCCTCGCGCGACGATCGAGAAGCAGTCTCCCAGTTCGATCGAGGGATCAATGGGAAGCGTGAGGCTCCAGGACCGGGACAGCGACTTCGCCTGCCGGAGCGCGGCGCGGGCGAGGATCTGTGCCTGGCCGCTAGTGATGACGGTCTGGAGGTTGATCAGCTTCCCCTTGCGGCCGAATCCACCGTCCACATAGGTCTTGCTGGCGGGGTCGTTGTCGGCGAGGACGGCCCAGACCGGGTCGCCGCCGTCGGCGCGCTCACCGACGACGGTGACGATGTTGTAGACGTTTTCGCGGCTGAGCGACGGAACCGCCGTGGTGAGGTAGCCGCCTTCGCCTTGGGTCATGGTGAGCAGCGGCGTCTGGTTTATCGTCCACGGGACGTACCGCATCACGTAGTCGCCGTTGGCGAGGGCGTACCAGAAGGCGTTGCCCGCGGCGGCCAGGTCGTCGCAGGCGGACCCGCGGTCCCACTCCCAGGTGAGCACGGGCGTGATTTCGGTGATGAAGTCGAAGGTGCCGAACTCTGCGTCGAGCACGCCCTGCGATACGAGCCGGCGGAACTCCGACGTGACCGTGGCGCCAGCGATCGCGTTCTCGGGCACGGAGAATTGCGAGTCGTTGACGTCCGCGCCCCGGTCGAGGCAGTCGATCATGAGGTCGCCCTCATCGTTGAGCTGGACGTCGTTGATCCGGCCGCGGAAGGTGGGGAATTCGTAGGGCACGCCCGCGCCCGCACGCACGAGATGGAAGACGCGCAGCTCGTTGCCCCACGGCGCGAGCAGGTCGTCCTCATCGTCGGGAAAGAGGGTGCCATCGGTGGAGAGGGAGAGCTGCCTGGCCACCTGGGACATCAGGGTGGCTTGGACGGCGCCGCCGTACTTGGGCAGCCCTTCGTCGCCGTACGTGTCGATCCGCACGCCCTGGCGCCACACCTCGATGCGGGTCGAGACGTTGGCGCCGTAGGCGATGAGGTCGCGGTACGCGAGGTCTAGTCCTCCAGAGAGCATTAGCTGCCCTCCATGAGGCCCTCGTAGGTGCGACCGCCCGTGGGGATGTCGCCGTAAGTGGCGAAGTCGACCGGGATGTCGCTGTAGAGCCGGAATCCGGTGTCGAGGGGCGGGTCGGCGGCGTAGCCGAGCAGGATCATCGACCAGGTGATGCCGGCGTTCTCCGCGTCGAGGAACGTCTCGTAGGTGTCACAGATGTCGGCCCAACGGTTGCCGAGGATGCCGTCGGCGAGCCCCACGGGGACGTCAATCTCGGTGTGCGGCAACGTGTTGGCACGCCACTCTTGGCGGTGGTCGGGCGACAGCCGCGCCACCGTGTAGTCGCCGACCATCATGTAGCGGTCGGGGATGCCGTAGAGCGCGGGCGCTTGGAAGAACAGCGGGTCGCCGGGCGCGTTCATCTCGATGATGTAGTCGCGAGCGGTGAAGGTGCGCGAGATGAGGCGCAGCGAGGACGAGATGCCGCCACGCACGCGGTACGAGGGGATCGGGTTCTTCCGCTGATCGACCGGGAACAGCGCCGAACGGTTGGGGCGCACCTCGGCGTCCATGGCGGAGAAGAAGATGTTGTCGCCCTCCGCGCACGCGGGCGTGCCGAGGTCATCCCTCAGAAGCAGTTCCCGGTCCTGCCAGGGGTGAAAGGGCGACTTCAGCCAGGGTCGCGTCTCGGTCCACGTGACCGAGCTGGAGGTGACGCCCGTAATCCCGTCGTAGCCCTCGGTGCGGTACGTGAGGGCCGTGTTCATCGGCGCCTCGGTGTCGTACACGTACATCAGGCCGCCGGACAGCTCCATGTAGCCGTCCACGTTGACCGCGATGTTGTTGCGCACCAACGTCTCAGTGCCGTCAGGCTCAACCCGGAATACGCGCCCGTGGGTGATCGATGGTGTGTCCACCCAGGACGCGATGATCAGGATGCGCCCGTAGGTGTCTTGGGCGGTGACAGAGATATCGGGCATCAGCCACCCACTCCGACGAAGCGCGGACCGAACTTGTAGGACCGACCGAACTGCTTGAACGCCGCGTTGGCAACCTTCTCGACGCGGGCGGTCACCTGCTCATCGCCGACGTAGACGTTGACGGTCATGTCCTGGTTCAGCATGGACGTCAGGCCGGACTGGCTGGCGATCTCCCGGACCCGCTGCGGGTTGGTCATGGGCAGCACCAACTCGCGCTTGTTGCCCTCCGCGAACCAGGCGAGGTGTTCGCGGTTGAAATCGCCGCCGTCAGCGTGACCGGGCGCGGACCCGAGGGTCTGCTGGCCGCGGTTCAGGTTGAGCTGTGCCGGGGTCAACGCCACGATGTGGTTCGTGTTGCTCGACACGAGTCCGAGCAGGCGCAGGACTTCGCGCAACGCTTGGGCCATCGCCTCGAAGGCGCCCACAATGGACAGTGCGCCGACCAGGATCGCGAGCAGGCCAGTCAAGAAGATCTTCGCGAGGTCGATCATTCCCTGGAGGGCGACCTTTCCGTCGGGCGACTTGAAGAACGCCGTCAGGGAGTCGATGGCATCGATGAGCTGGTCGAAGAAGTCCTGCGCCTCCTTCTGCTCCTGGGGGCCACCGATCAGGGACTTGATGAACTCCCAGCCTGAATCGATGAGGCGCCCCAGGTTGTCGAAGGCGAGGAGCATCTTGTCCATGAAGCCTTCGAAGTCGCCATTCTTGACTGTCTTGTCGACCCAGGCGCCGAACTTCAACAGCATGTTGCCGAAGCCCTTGGCGAGCTTGTCGAGGGTCGGGAAGGTGGCGAGCGAAAGGGTTGCCAGCGCCTTGATCAGCGCCAGAACCGGCGGCCCGAGCGTGCGGAACAGGCTGGCCGCGAATTCGAAGGTCTGGGCGAAGAACATGGTCACAACGGGGTCGCGGGCAAGCATGAGTAGCTGCTTGGTGAATTCGCCCGCGGAGGCGGCCACCTGCATGAAGCCGCCCGCGATTGTGTTGCTGAAGAACGGCTTCAGCTCCTTGAACACGCCAACGAGGGGCTTGAAGAATGCCTCCTGCGCGAAGCGCCGGATATCCCTGAAAACCTTCACCAACGGCTGGAGGTCGCGGACCACGGCTCGCGCGGAAGGGGTGAGATTCTTGAGGGCTTCGTTGAGCTTCTTCGCATCCCCGGACGCGAGCGCACCGATAGCTTCGCCAAACCCCTGAAAGGCAACAACTAGCGGGATGATCGCGGCCAGGATCGCCGACAGGGCGCCCGGCACGAGGTAGATGACGTTGAGCAGGCCCGACAGCGCGGACGCCAGGGCGATGATCGCGCCGATGATCGCCGGGATGCCGGTCAGGATCAGACCACCCAGGATGGCGGCGAACGGGCCACCCGAGCCCACGTTTCCGACCGAGGAGCCAATCGAGCTGACGAAGTTGCCGAGCGTCTTGAAGATCGCCTGGAAGCCGTCGATGGCGCCGGACGCGAAGGAGCCGGCGAACGACTTGCCGACCTTCCCGCCGACCTGGATGGCTTCCGCGACTAGGACGCCCTGAAGCTGGGGCAGCAGGCGCCCGCCGCGACCCACCCGGAACAGGTCGCGCCCGATCGCCCGGTACAGCGTCCCAGCCACCTTCGGGGCGGCCCGTCGCGTCTCGCGCTGGATGCCGTCGGAGAGGCCCTTGCCGATCCGCTCGCCCGCGTTGCCCGACTCGCGTTCGGCCAGGGTGGCGATGGCCTGGGTTTCGCGGAGAAGCTCGCGTCCGAATGCCTTGGTGTCGGCGTGCACCTCGATGTACGCCCGACCCAGGACATTAGCCGCCATGTCCACATGGTAGGGCGTTTGGCGGCAAAACGATCAGTACGGAGCGTTCATGGCAGACAGGAATGCGGCCTCATCCATCACCATCTGCTCTTCCAGCGACGGGCCGTATCCTTCGGGCGCCTCGTTGAGCTTGTCGAGCAGTTGGGCGAACTCTTTGCCGCCCCCGGAGCGCTCCGCGATGATCGCCAGGACAGCGCTCAGCCATGACCCGAGGGTGACGCTCCGCGGGTCCACGCCCGAGAGCACGAGCACGCCCCCGATGCGCGCCCACGCGGCCTTGGTGAGGATGGATAGGCGCAGGGCGAACCACCAGCGGTAGCCGCTGTGCGCTTCGAGGATCTCCATGGCGGTGTCGAAGACTTCGTCACCGTCCAGCTCGCCGCTGAAGATCAACTCGGTGATCACATCATCAAGATCAATGTCGTCGACAAGCCCTGGAAAGATCGAATCAGGGTTGAACGGGTCGGCCCACAGGACCGCCAACCAGTCCGCGGCCGTGAGGGCGGGGACGTGCCATGTCTGCTCAGCGAAGTCGACTTCGAGCGCTGCCGGCCCGAGGTAGCTGTCCGGATCGGCCTCGACCTCGGGGAGCGGGACATGGGTTGGCTCGGCCTCAGCGGGCGCGGCGGACGCGGCCCGCGGGCGCGGTGGCATCCTTCGTTCCCAGGCCCGTCACGATGTCTTCGATGGTCAACTTGTCTTCGATGATGGCGCCTTCGACCGCGGCGATATCCCCCGCGTCGACCAGGAGGTTTTCCACGATGCGGAAGAAGGTGTCGACCAGGCGGCTGAAGTACTTCTCGGGCTCGCGCTGCGCCGCGACCGCGAGGCGCCCCAGGAGCGCGATCTGAGCGTCGGTCGGTCGGCGCATCTTGAGCTTGAGCTTGCCGATGGTTCGATCAACGACCTCGACCTCTTCGGTCGTGGCTGCCCCCACGACCTCGCCTTCGATGGCCTCGGAAACTTTAGGGGTACGTCCACGTGCTGCCATGCGGCGATCTTAACGCCACAGGCGCTCGGTGTAGGCCGCCACGACCACCCGGAAGCCGAGGCGCCGGCCTTCGATCTTGAGCGGTTCGGTCAGGTAGAACTTGCCGTGCATGCCAGGGTGCTGGACGGGGGCCTTGATGCAGACGAACCGGCCCTTCTCCTTCCAGTAGAACTTCATGCCCTCCACCCGCCGCGGTGCGATGACGTGGGGCCGGGCGCCGATGTGCACGACCATCGCGGTGGGCAGGTTGGAGCCGACCGAGCCGACGATCTTCCAGCGCCCGGTCGCGGACACGCTACTGCGGATCGACCTCCGGTGAGCCCCCGTCGGCGCCGGCTTGATCGTGTTCCCCGTGTACCGGCTCAAGGCGATCTTCGCCTCCATCGAGACTGCCCTCACCAGCAGGCTCACCCGCTTGCGGGCCAACTTCTGGGCGTACGAGTCCGCCTTGGGTTGGAAGATTTCCACCCTCGCCATACATCGCCTCCAGCACAGTCACGTACTGCCCAAACCGCTCCAGGAATTTCGGCGGAACGACTGCCACGTCGCCGGCATCCCAGAGATCAAACGCGACGTTCATGCGAACCAGGTACATCAGCACTCCTCGCAGCTATTCAGCACCTCGACACTGACCTGCCAGGTTGAGCCTACGCAGCCACCGTCCGGCCCGGCGGGCGACCAGTTGCCCACCGCCACCGTCTGGGGGTCGTGCAGCGAGATGAAGCAGTCCAGCGCGCACCGCATCGCCTTCGCATCGGTCATCTGGCGAATGACCGCCTCGGTGTACTCGGTGCAGGTGGGCTGGCGGTCGGTGCGGATGCAGCGGAAGATCCCCATTTCGAGCTGGAGCCCCCAGGCGGGGACTCCGCAGGGCGAAATCGGGGCATCGGTCGAAGGCGACGGGAACGGGGAGTTGCCCTCGCCCGTCATGTAGTAGCCGGCGATCTTCACATATGCCTGCCCGCGGCAGCAGTCGTCCTGGCTGAAGCCGGGAATGCCCACGTCCTGGATGACGGTGTCGCCAGGGCGCAGGCAGCACGTCTCGGGCGGGTTGTCGTACGCCTGGAGCGCGGTGCAGAGGCAGTCGAGCAACATGACCGCCTCCGGAAGCAGAAGCGTGTCGATGCCGCTCGTGGTGACGCTCATCGTCGCCGTGATGGTCGCGACCGCCGAGCGGACCGCGGCCAGCGACTCGTCCAACGACATGCCCGCGGTGATGGTGGCCGTGCCCGTCTGGGCCGCCGCGAGCGGATGCTCCACTGTGGCCGCGGCAGAGATGGTCGCGTTGCTCGCGACCGTAGCCGCGATGTCGACCCCGACGCCCGCCTCGACGATCGGGGACACACTGAAGTTAAAGTTGGCGCCGCTCTCCGTGTTAGGGAAGCCGTAGCCGACCAGTACCCAGCCGTTGTCGCTGACCGCCGTCAGCGCGCCAACAGTCTCCGGCCACGGATACGAGGGCGTGCCACCCCAACGTTCGAAGGTCTGGACGACCGCCATGTACTCCACGCCGATCGACAGCGTGAACGCTGGATCGGTGAAGGGGACGTCCTGAAACGTGCCCTCCATCCCCGCGAAGTCGGACCACTCAAACTGCCCGACTGCCAGCGGCGCCCCGCCCGCGCCCGGCCACACCGACACGAACGCCGGGCTGGGGCCGGAGGGCAGCGTCGACGGAATCCAGATGTTGACGCCCGTGCACTGCGCGGCCACCGAGCACGTGAACTTCACGCCCAAACTCAGCTCGGTTGTGCTGTCGAAGTTGTTGGGTTGGGTTGGCGCGGACCAGTTGAAGGTCGCCATGACGAACCCCTTACGCGGCGATAGGCGTCAGGGCGAAGCTCAGCGAGGACAGCGTGACGTTGTCACCGTTGGCCACGCTGCGGGCCACGGTGAGCTGGGCCGAGAAGAGGAAATTGCCAACCGTCAGGTTGTCCCAGACGCTGATGTAGCTGAGCGTCTCGGAGCCGGCGGCCCACGTGCTCCAGACCGGCAGGGTGGCAACGATCGCCTTCGAGCCGGACGCCGCGGCGCCCCACGTGAGTGCGACGCGGGTGGTGTTGGCGGACGCGTTGGCCGTGCCGGATGCGCCAGGGTCGCCAGTGTGGAGCTTCACGAACGTGTTGACGCCCGTGAACGTGGTGCCCGATAGCGTGTTCAGCCACGCGTTGGCGAGGTTAACCGCAGACAGGCCGGCTGCCATCGTCGTCCTCCTTTTCTTCGTCTCGCGAGACTTCGATGGATGCTGAAACAGTTACCACCCAAGTTGTTGCTAGTGAAGTATTTTCACTAGCAACTACTTCACCGTCGTCTATGGCCATGTGATCATCCGATCGACTTGCACGTCTGGGGAGTACAGCCGCGTCCGCGCCTTGAGCCGGCTCGGGTTCACCTTGGCGATGATCTGGTCCACGCTGGTGACGCCCGTGAAGCCGTCGCGCAGGATCTCGTCAATCGACTGGAGCGTCACGGTCACGCCCTGCCGCGCCACGTTGACGACACGGCTCGGGAGCATGCACTCCTGACCCAGGCACGCCTTCGCGTACTCGCACGCGAGGACGGCCGCGGCGTCGAGCACCACCTGCGGGATAGGCGTGCCGCGGACGTAGACCACCTTGAACTTGGGCTCGGTGCGGTTGTAGTCCTGGCACATCGGCCAGCATTCGGCGCTCTCGGTGTCGCTGTTGGTGACCCGCGTCAACCACTGCTGGTCGTAGATGCGGTACTCGCTCGGATCAATAATTGACCCGTCAACTTCTACGCTAACAACTTCCGCGACCGGCCCTGGCAGGTATGCGGCGCAGCGCGGCTTGCACGAGTAGCAGCCTGGCCCGGCGCCGCAACCACACCACGCGTTGTACCACTGGCCCTGCCAGATGTAGGGAACGAAGACGCCATCGCTCCACCACCAGCCGCCGGCACCGCTCCACCACCAGTCGCCCGAGCAGTCGCGACCGCACGGGTAGACGGTGATCTCGCAGGCGTTGAACTGGCGCCCCGTGGCGGACCACATGACGTATGTGGCCCACCGCTGGGCTTGTGCTTGAAGTTCGGCGCTGTAGCTCGACCAATCAGGACAGCAGATGCTCTCCTCAAGCTGCCAGTCACAAGGAGAGATGGCCTCAGCCATGGATTCCCTCCTTACGGGGCGACAGTGACCTCATCGACGTACGGCGCGGACGAGTAGGCCGTTGGCCAGAGCGACACGGTGTACGTCCCCGCCATCGCGTAGGTGTGAACCGCGGTCGGGCCAGCCTCCGTGGTGTTGGAAGAGTCGCCCCAATCGATGTAGGCGGGCGCGGTGCCCGCCGGCAGGGTGTAGGTCACCTCAAGCGCGTCGATGACCGGCGCCGTTAGCACCAGATCCACGGCGGTGCAGCCACACGCAGCGGTGGGCGGCGCGAGGGTGGTGACGAACATCTGGCGGTGGTCGAGCGACGTAACCGCGGTCGGCAGGGGCAGCGGGTCGCCCAGCGTCGCGACGGCCTCCGAGCCGTAGACCGCGTACGGCCCCTGGCCCCAGAGCGAGTACCGCTTGGTGCGGGCATTGACCACGAAGTTGGCGGTGCCGTTCTGGTAGGTGACGTCGCCCATCGTGCCCTCAACAACCCAGGGCCAGAGGATGTAGCCGTACTTGACGCCGTCGGCGCAGTCGGACTGGTTGGCCAGCCGGGTCCACGCCTCGAAGGCGAAGTTGACGTTGGCGATGTCGCCCTGCCGGGACACGTTGCCGATCGCGACCGGAGTCTCCGCATCGGACATGATCAGCGTCTGGCGGTTCATGAAGTAGACCATCTCCGGGTCCACCTCGCAGAACGTGATCGTCAGGTTGTACCACTTGAGGATCGGCGGAACGTCGTCCTCAACGCAGAACTCTCCGTCGGCGTTCTTCTCGTAGAACTCGTCCCGGTCCTGAAGTTCGGCGGTCTGCTCGATGGTGACGATGCCCGACGTGGTGATCGAAGAGCAGGAACTCTCCACGACCGCGCCACACGAGTCCAGGAGCGTGGCCCGGACCCGAGGCACCCGGATGGGCTTGAAGCAGTAAGACGGCATGGTTACTTCGCCTTCTTCTCGGGCTTGGACTCGGTCGCGTTGACGGCGAGCACGAATTCCTCCGCGACCGCGTCAGGAACCACGAAGACCGAGCCCTGCGGGCCGTGCGTGAACTGGACGTCGTCCGGGTCCTTCACCAGTTGCAGCAGAAGCTGCGCGGTGGGGACCAGGACGTCGTTGTCGACTTCGATCCGGGCCATTACTCAACCACCCCGGAAATCGGAGTCTCCGTACCGGCGGCGTGGCAGTCGAAGGAGACGATGATCTCGCGCTCCATGAGGCTGGTCACGACGTTGGTGGTCCGCTTGAGCATCTCGCCCCGCGTGGGGCTGAAGACGCTCGGTGCGCGCCAGACCGCGGTCTGGCCAGTGATGTAGATGTAGGACGATCCCGCGGCCGGGTTCCCGCCCGTCGGATCGGTCCCGGCGTAGTTGCCGAAGTTGATAGCCGTGCCGAGCGCGGTCCGGTAGACGCCGTTGCTGTCGCGGTTGTCGAGCAGGTGCAGATTCGAGAAGTAGGCGGCGAACACCAGCGGCACGTGCAGCACGCCGCGCGGTCCGTATTCCTGCGTCTCGTAGAGCCAGTTCTCCAACATCGACACCGCGTTGACGATGTCGGTCGCCGCGGTCAGGTCCGCGGTCGCCTCGTTGTTGGCGAGGCCGGGGAACTGTCCACAAAGCTGCTCGGAGAAGACGCGCTCGACGGTTGCCTGCTCGCCGACCTCAAGCTGATCGGCCAGGTAGGTCTGAAGCTGCTCGGCGTCCATGCCAACCGGCGAGCAGGTGATGGTGCTGTAGACGACGAACGGCAGTGCCTCGACCGTGGTGGGCGAGCCGGGGAACGTCTTGGTTCCGCGCTCGCCGTTGGTCTGGCACAGCACCTCGTAGCACAGCGGGAAGCCTTCGCACCAAGAGATCTGGTACTGAAGGCCGCCCGAGCCGGCGTGGTCGGGCAGGTCCAACGGACCCGTGGACACCTTGTAGAACGTTGACCGGCTGACGGGCGCGTTGGGGCGCGCGACATAGCGGGGACCAGTAAGGCTTGCCATGCTCCACCTCCTTTCGCGTGAGCGGTCAGGTCGGACGGGGGCGACCCGGAGGCCGCCCCCGATCCGTTAGGAGCAGGTGACCGCTCGCTGCACGCCGGTCGAGCCGTTCGGGCAGATCGTGTGCGTGTATACGCGGGAGATGGGACAGAAGCGCATGGCCTTGAAGCCGTCTTCGACGAACAGCTCCGTGACCTTGTTGGTCGTGATGTTGGTGCTGTCGTAGATCGTGTCCAGGCGGATCACGTCGAGACGGGCGACCACCCACGTGCCAGCCGGGTACATCAGCCAGGACACCTCGGTCGGGAGCGAGTTGATCGGCACGTCCGCGCCGGGGTAGCCCGCGGAGGCACCCAGGGCGAAGGCGTCCTGCCAGTCGTAGACGAACTGCGGGGACACGTTGCGGTCCGAGTACATCTTCATCACGATCGAGTCGGCGAGGTCGTCGCTGACGCGAGCGTTCTGACGAAGGTAGTCGGCCCGGAGCTGAGCCTTGAACCACAGCGGGAGCTTGATCTCCAGGTTGGCATTCGGGTCCAGCCGGAGCCGGTACCGGATGTCAACCGCAGCCACGTCGACAGCGGCCATGTGCTGCGAGAGCACCGAGCCGTCCGAGGTCCACGGCTGGCCCGTGAAGGTCACAGCGGTGGAGTCGGAGATCATGTCGGCGATGATCTGCCGGTTGACGTTGTGCGCCTGGGTCGCGACAGCGCCCTGGATGAACGTCTTGACGAACTCCGGGTACGCGCGGTCCTGGAGGATGTCACCGGTGAGGCAGAGCACCGCGACCTTGAGCCGGTCGTCGATGAACTCGGGGCAGGGGATCGGCACACAGGTCTTGACCGTGTCCGCGATGACCTGAGCCTCGGTCAGGATGTTGAAGCCAGTGCCGCCACCGAAGATGGTGTCGAACTGGATGCCCTGGTTGTGGCGGATGCCGCCGCGCCGGGCGCCGATCTCCGGGACCGAGATGAGGCCGGTCGCGGTCACCTGCGAACAGGTGGTGTAGATCGTCTCGGACGGTGCACACCAGCCGACGCCTGCGAGCAGAGCGTCGTCGTCCGGCGTGCGGACCAGGTCCACCTTGCGCATCTGCTCCTGGTCGCTGTCGCTCTCCAGGATGTCCAGGTCGCCGAACTCGCGCTTGATGAGTGCGAAGTTGTGGTGCTGGGCGGGGGCGCCGCGCGTGTGCGTGCGCGAGCGGTTCACGAATGCCTTCGTGATGTCGTCCCAGCCGTCCAGCTCGGCGCCCGCGGCGAAACCGGTGTCGGGAGCGGCGATGAACGTGAAGTTCTTGACCGCTTCGGAGACGGGCAGGTCTACGGCGGTGTTGCCGTTGTTGCTGACGTTGATGACGTCCTGGAGGCGCGGCGTCTTGGCGGAGCCCGCAGTCACGGCCTCCGGCTCAGCCTCAGCCTCGGCAGCAGGCGCAGCCTCGGCAGCCGGCTCAGCGGCAGCCTCGGGCTCCTCCTCCTCGACCTCAGCCTCGGCGGTCGCGGCGTTGAAGCGTGCAGCACGCTCCTGGCGCCCCTTCAGCTCGGCATCGATGTCGACCGAGAAGTTCTTGAGCTGCTCAAGCTCCTCGATTTGCTCGTCGGTGACCGTCTCGGCGGTCGTGGCATCCAGGATCTCGTCGCGGGCAGCCGCGGCCATCAGGCTGAAGTCCTGGAGGGCCTTCTTCGTCAGGATCTTGAGATCCTGCGGCAGGTCAAACATGCTTTGTCCTCTGGCATGCTTCGTCCGCCGAGAGGCCCACAACCATCCCCGGAGCTTGATCGAAATATAGAGCGGGTCCGTCCCTATTGCAAGGAACGGACCCGTCTGCTAGTCCTTCTTCTTCACCTTGTACGAGCCGCCCCCGTTGATGGAAACCTGGAGCTTGGCTTCTGTCTCCGAAGAAACGACCTTCTCCTCACCACGAGGAGAGGTGTAGACGAACTCGCGCATGGGGGCTGGCTGCCCGCCACCACAGGTACCGCAAGGCATTGCTCCTCCTTCTCTCAAGGCAAACTCGTCACCTCGATGGTTGTTCGACCAGCTTCAACAGCCGGCGCGCTGCGTTCAATTCGGCACGCGTTCGCCTGCGCTCCTCGCCCCGGAGCGGAAACGTGGTTTCGGCCAAATTGTCGTCCGCGATCCCTTCACGATTAAGAAGGTGCTCCCGAAGCAGCGAACGTGCCGCCTCGGGGATCGTGATGACCCCCGTTTCGTAGTCGACCTCAAGGCCGTTCTCGAAGGCTTCGTCGAGAATCCCCCCCGCGCCCCTGTGGGCGCCGATCAGCTCATCCAGGTCATCGGTCCGCGCTTTGCGCGGACGGCCGGCAACCGCGTCGAGTGTGGGGAGCGCCTTCTTGACCGCGTCGAGCACCTGCTTGGCGCCAATCTCTTGCTGCGTCCGCGCCTCTTCCCGCTGGAGCTGTTCACGCTGGGTGCGCAGACGATCCATCCGCTCCGTCAGCGACTCCGCACGGTTGCGCGACTGCTGGCGCCGTGCATCGTCCTCATCGCGTCCACTGGGGAGCGCCTTCTTGGCGGGCGTGGACTTGGCCAGCCGCTCGGTCAGCTCGGCCCGCGTGGGGAACGGGTTGCGCTCCTGTCCGCGCCGCCGCTCGAAGGCGTCGGGCGTGAAGGTGAGGCCGGAGCGGTTGGGCAGCTCGATGATGTCGCCCTGCTCCTTGAGCCGGGCAACGGTGCGGTCCAGCTCGCTGTCGGAGAGGTTGGTGCGACCAGCGAGCTGCTCGCGCGTCACCATGCGGTTCTGGCCGTCGCCGACGTCTTCGATCGTCTTCAAGAAGCCGTCGAAGAGGGTGTCGTCTTCGCGCTTCTCGTGCTCGACGTCCTCGGCTGCGCGCTGCGCCTTGCTGATCCGCTTAGCGGGCGCCTTCTTGGCGATCGGAGCGCCGCCCTCGAAATCTCGCGTGATCCGATCGAACACCGACTCTTGGCCAGCTTCGCGTCGAGGGCGCTGTAGAGCATCCCCCTGAGCCAGGTCCTTGAAGTTCTCGTATGAACGCTCACCGCTGCGCAGGCGGTCGCGGATGGCTGTCAGACGCTCCCGATCTGTCGGTGCATTAGAGACGCCCTTCCGCGCGTCCAGGTCGGGATCGTTGCTCGCCAACTCGCGATCGATCAGGTCGGCCAGGCGGTCACGGTCACGCTGCGCTGTTGTGGTCTTAGCGGGCGCCTTCTTGGCGGGGGGCGTCTCGGGGGCGCTGGGCGCGACCCGCTTCAGCGGAGTGACGGTGGCGAGCCGGTCGCGCTCGGGAGCGCTGGTCGCCTTGGCGGGGGGCAGACTGCGGACGTTGCTCGCACCGCCGCCGCCCTCCTGACGCATGATGCGCTGTTCGGCGTCGGTGCTGCGGTCGCTTGGCGTGTCCACGCCTGGCGCGCGTCCACGGAAACCGCGGATAGCAATGGAGTCCAGGCGGCGCCCGACGGTCGCTTCAACGATTTCCTGCCGAAGCTGGTCGAGCTTCATCGAGTTGGCACGAGGAACGTTGAACGCCTTGCCGACGGCCCGCAGGTCGGGCGTGGACAGTCGGTCCACGAGATCCGCGGCCTGCTGGCGGTTCATGTCACTTTCGTGATCATTGAGTTGCCGGATGACGTCTTCGCGGTCGGCGTTTCGTTGCGCCCGCGGCAGAGTCTTGCGGGCCGGAATGGGCGGGCGAGCCTCCTCCTCTTCCCCCCGACGGCGGATCTCGCCGTCAGGACCAGCGAGCGCACGGTCGCGCTCCGCTCGAATCCGTGCCACCTCAGCGATGTCGTCCACGCCCGAAGGCGTGCTCGATGGCCGCCGCGGCAGGTTGATCGGACGATCGCCGGGCGTCTCGTCGCCTGGCCTGCGACCGCGGAAGCCGCGAACCGCGATGGAGTCGATCCGGCGCCCGCCGTACTCAACGATGTCGGCCCGCAGGTCGTCGAGCCGCTTCCGCTTCCACCCGTTGATCTTGAAGTCTTCGCCAAGCCGACGGAGATCGGCCGTGCTGACGTTGTCGACCATGTTGCGGATCTCTTCGCGGCTGGGCGGGTTGTCCCAGTCGTCGATCCGGTTCTTCGCGTCCTCGAAACTGACCGATGGGGCAGCCTTCTTCGCGACCTTGGCGGGCGCGGCCTTCTTCAGCGCCTTCTTGATGGGCGTGATCGGGGCGTCGCCCTCTTCGCGGCGTCGGAATCGCATGCTCGCCGCGTCCGGATCGACACCTGTCTCGCGTCGGCCGCCGTCCCATTGCACGGTGACCGAACCGTCGCGCTGACGGCTGAGGATCTCGCCACGAATGACCTTGTTGTCGGCGTTCTCGTCGGTCCACTCGATGATGTCGCCCTTTTGGGCGCCGCGCGGTCCCGCCTTGGCAGCCTTCTTGAGCGCCTTCTTCGCGGGCGCGGGCGCCTCGACCGGCTCCGAAACGCCGTCGGGCACAGACTTGGCGGGCGCGAGCTTCTTCAGAGACTTGCGCGGGGTCCCCTCAAGTTCGGCAAGCCGGTCCTGCTCCTCGACCAGCCGCGCGTCGATCCGCTCGGCGCGGACGTCCGAGTCGGAGTCGCCCATGTCGGCGCGGATGCGCTTGAGCACGTTCACGCGCTCGGTGATGAGCTTCTTCGTCTCGGCGCGACTGAGCCGGCCCTCGCGCATAGAGCGCATCAGCTCGCCCGAAGAGGCGTTGTTGGCAGCCTTCTTGGTGAGCTTCTTGAGCGGGCGGGGCGCGTTGCGCTCGGCGATGATCTCGTCCCCGGCGCGGTCCTCGATGCCGCCGCGGTCGCCGGGCTTGAACTTGGGCTGGGCGGCGCGGACGTCCTCCAGCCGCTTGATGCGGCGCTCCTTCTCCTCCTCGGTCGGCTCGGGCTTCTCCTCCTGCTTGCGGTCGGCGAGCTTGGGCAGCTTCTTGCGGGCCTCGGCCTGCCGGGCGGCGATCTTCTTGTCGCGGCCCTCCCAGCGCTCATCGCTGGCGCGCTCGCGCTCCTTGCGGACGTTGGCGCGCTCCGCCTCCGCCGTCCGCGCCTCCTCGCTGTCGGCACGGTTGGTCGCGGCACGGTCCGCGGCCTCCTTGGCGGACGGCCCCATCCGGTCGAGGGGCGTCTGCTTGTTGGACCGTGCCCAGCGGGCCACCTCGGGCAGGTCGGCGCGAGCGGCGGCCTGGGGCAGCATCTCGATGTCGGGCGCGGTGGCGACGATGCGGTCGCCTTGGTAGACGCCGATCTCGCCGCCGGACCGGCCCGGCCCGATGGTGATGGGTTGCCCGTCCTTCACCCACGACTGTCGGCCGTCGGCTTCGAAACCGTCCGACGAATCGCCTGTACCCTTCGCCTCGACCGGGGCGAGAACGTCGGCGCCCGCGGGGTTGCGGGCAGGCATCCGCTCCGGGATGGTGGTGTCCTGCGCCGGCATGACCTCGGTCGACTCGGGCAGACCCTGCTCCCGAGCCTCTTCGTTGCCTTCCCGCTGGCCCTCCAGCATGGCTTCGCGCATGGTCTTGGCGTTGGCGCCCTCGCTCTCCGGCAGGGCGATCGCGGCCACGGTGTAGGTGCCGTCGGGGTTCTGATTGACGTGCGTGATTCGGTACGGGACCTTGTCGCTGAGCAGTACCTCAACGCCACCGACGTGGGAAGCGTTGGTCCCCTCTGGCGCCAGAATGTGCATCTGGATGCCGCCGTTATTGGTGGTCGGACCGAGCCACGCCGTGGTGAAGGTCCGGTCCCGGACCACCTTGCCGGTCAGCTCCTCCAGCAGGCCAAGGCTCGACGCGTCCAAGCCAAACGCCTGGGGCGTCGTCGACTGGGTGAGCATCAGGTCGTCGGGCAACGGCTGCATCGAGGAGCGCAGCGCCTCCGCCTCGGGCGGGTTCTGGCCCGCCTTCATCTCGGCATTGATGGCCCGGAAGTTGCCGAGGTAATCGAGAACAGCCTTCCGGCCGCCCGGCTTGCCGCCCTCAAACTTCCGGTTCAGGTAAACGTGCGCCTGCTGCGGGCTTCCGAACTGCCGCGGTTCAACCGTTTCCAGGATGGCGTCGATCAGCTCTTTGGCTGGCCCCTTTACGGACCACTTGGAGCGGAAGCGACCCAACCGATCACGCGGGTGATCGATTTCCTTCCAAAAGCTGACGACCGGGTTCATCCGTTATCCCTGCGGTGGAGGGGCCTGCTGAGCTTGCTGCTGCGGAGCTGCTTGCGGTTGGGCGGCCTGAGCCTGCGGCTGTCCCTCTTGCTGCGCCGGCTGCGCAGCCTTCTGCGATGACTCGGTCGCCTGCTTGTAGAGGAACTGACCAGGCTCCTCCTCTTCACCAGTTTCCTCGTTGATCACGACGTAGCTGCTATCCGCCATCCGGGCCAACATCGTGTCGCGGCCAGGGTCATCGACCTCCGCGATACCGGGCGTGCTCGGGTCCGCGTCCGGGTCGCCGTCGCCGTCGAGATCCTGCCCGGCCGCGGGCTGCTGCTGGCCGGGCTGGGGTTGCCCGGCGGGCGGGGCCTGCGCCGCCGGCTGCTGGGTGGTGGGCGCCGGCATGGGGGCGAACTCCGCCAGCCGGGCCGCCCGGCGGGCCTGCTCCCGACGCTCGTGGTCCGCCTTGATCTGGGCGAAGCGGCGGGCGCGGTCCTGCTCGGCGAGGACGGAGGCGCGCACCTGCTCCACCACCTCCTCGTAGGAGAACTCGGCGGTGAACGCCGACGGGACCTCGATGAAAGCCGGCTCGGGGATGAGCGGGATGGAGCCGGCGGCCACGAGGCTGAACTCCTCACCCTCCTCCTGCGCGAAGACGGGGAAGCCGGGGCTGTTGACGGCGAGCGCGGCCACCAGCTCCAGGTTGCCGTTGTACCGGCGCCAGTCGCCGGACAGCGGCGAGCGCATCAGCTCCGCCTTCTTCGACTCGTCGACCAGGACGCCGGACACCCAGACGCCGAACTGGTCCTCGCCCACGTTGACGACCGCGGCGCACCAGCCCGAGTTGTCGTAGTGTTCGCGGGAGGGCACGATGCCGAACTTGGGGTGAGCATGACCGGTCCCGACAGTGATCTTCCCGACGCGGACGGTGGACCCGTCGTCGAGCTGGATCGAACCAGTCTTAAACAGCGTGTAGTCCGTCTGCGAGTGGGGCAGCATGACGCACTTGTCACCAATGCCGAGATGACATTCGCCCCACTTTCCGAGGTGACCGAAGACGCGGTTTCCGACGACGGTCAATGGAGTGGCTCGCTTGAGACTGGGGTTTGCGAAGTCACTGGCGGATGGTGCAGTTGCGGTCGCGAATGTGGTGCCCGCGTAGTCAGTGGGGTCAGGGTTGTCTTCCATGACGTCAACCCCGAACTTTTCCGACTGCTCCTCGACCCGCTCCGTTAGGTTTTCGCTCTCAGCGCTCATCTGCTGGGGCCGTCCTTCCATGAATGGCGACTTCATGTTGGGGTCGTTGAAGTGCTGCGCCATCTTCGGATAGATCTGGTTGATGACCCCCATGATGTGCTGCTTGTCGGAGTCGGGGATGTTGGGGAGTCCGCCGTGGCCGCCGGACAGAAGCGCCGCGGCGGCGTAGATGGCGTGGTAGACCAGGTAAGCCTGGCCGTCCTGCCCGATGTCGCCGAGCGGCAGGCGGAAGTCCTCCTGCGCGAGGGTGGTGCCGGTCTGGTTGCCGCCGCGCCACAGGAACATCGAGGCGTACTTCTCGGTGTCGGGCTTGTTGGTTCCCACGCCGGCCCACGCCGCGATCCGCTTCACGGCGTCATCCGCGTCGAATTTGTACTCGCGCGGGGCGATGGGGAGCGAGTCCCAGGCGGCGGTGGTGGCGAACTCGGTCATGATCGAAGCGACCAGGACGAGCTGCTCCTCATCGGGCTCGATCTCGACCGTCTCGGTGAGCTTCATGTTGACCTCGTCGAAGGCGGGCATCGGCACGAGCGTGGCGCCGATAACGTTGCCGTCGGTGAAGTACGCGATCTTCTTGCCGTCCGAGTGGTCGCGGGGCTCGACGGTGAACGAGCGGTCGAGGTCCACGCTGGGGCGGATGACCTTGTTTTTGATGAAGTAGACGGCCTTCTTGACCAACGGCACGATCTCCGGGTCGGCGAGCTTGCCGGAGTACCAGCGCCCGCCCGGCCCGTTCACGATCTTGTCGATCCAGCCGATCGTCTCGGCGCCCTCGTGCCCGCCCGAGCTGGTCCGCATCATCAGTGGGATCGGCAGGCCCCGGTTGCGCAGGCCCGCCGCCTTGAAGACGCGACGATCGCCCGTGGGAACCTCCCAGGGCTCGAAGAGTCCGTTGAACGGGATCTCCCTCACGGAAGCCTCACCACCTTCGGCCAGCAGCGGCAGTTGCAGACTTCATCCGCGGGCGCGGTCGGATCGCCGGGATACAGCATCTGTACCGTCTCGCCCACCCCATCCGTCACGTCGAACATCTCGCTCAGTCGCCGAACCTGGCCGTCGGTTCGCATGTGGGATGTACGGGTACGGTCATCGTCATGGGCCATCCACTTCTTCGCGACACGAGCACCTGCCCGTTCTGCGAGCAGCCCGTGAGCGATCATTCCCGCGCCAAAGTTCCGCGTCGTTTCCGTCTGAGCAATCAGCCGAGCCCGACCGTCCCAATTCTCGGAACCTGTGTAGGTCAACAGGCTGTCGATGCGCGAGGCGATTACGTCGGTGCTCTGGCCTTTGTTTGTGCCATCAAAGATGATGGCGACGATCTTGGCGTGAGTCTCGTCCGGCAGGCGGACGATCAGATTGTGGGTCATCGCGAGCGCGGCGCGGACGTACGGGTCCCCTGGATCGTATGTTCCCGGCAGATCGGCAGCGATCCATCCCTCGCGCGAGACTGGGTCGAGCGCGGCCATGATTCGGGCTACCTGGTCATTCCACATCGGCTGGGTGGAATAGATTGCGTCTGCGCTGGGGAGAGTCTTGAAGCGGACGAACGGGGCCATGACTACCTCGCGCGCGCGGGCAAGCCAACGCTTCAGGCCCGCCTTCGCCGCCTGGTAGACCGTCTCCTCAGCATCACGAGAGGCGGCCATCGAGATGCCCGTCGTTGATGAGCATGGGCAGGAGATTGCGCGACTCGTGCGGGATGCCCTCCGTGAGGAGCGTCGTGCAGTAGTGCGTCAGCGTCGCCCGCAACGCAGCGATGTCAACACCTTCCGAGTACTGATTCGCGAGCGTCGGCAGGTGCGTCCACGCCCCCTCCAGGAGGGAGGCGGCGTGCAGGGTGTCACGAGCGCGGACCTGTGTGTGCATCTCGTGCCGGGGAGTGTGTGGGTGCATACCCCTGTGCGTTCGATCGAGGAGCTTGCCGCCCGCAATCTCCAGCGCGCGAAGGACCGCAGCGTTGGAGGCGACCAGCACGCCGACCTGGTCTGAGCCGAACGGAACCGCGGCGGCCTGGAGCCCGCCACCGCCCTGCGGTGCGCCCGCGGCGGGCATGCCACCACCGATCGACATGGGCGGCGCCCCGAGGTTGTCCGGCGTCGGGCTGACGCCGGGGTTCTGAATGCCAAGTGGCGGGGCGGGTGGAGGAGGCGGCCCCGCCCCGCCGGGACCGCCGGGCACTGGGGCAGTCAGCGCCTCTGGCGGGAGCATCTCTGGGGTAATGCCGATCAGCTCGCGCAAACCCGCCTGCATGAACAGGTTGGGGTCGCGCAGCATCAGCTCCATGAGGAACTTCTTGACCGACTCCTCATTGGACGGTGCGTCCGACTCCTTGAAGTAGCCGGCGACCCGCAGCGCCTCGTAACCGATGGCGCCCTTCTCGTACAGGTTGAGCGCGTCCTGAAGTCGCTGGGGCCGGATGGTGAGCGGAGAGGTGTCGAAGGTGTAGACGTACTTCTTCGGGTCCTCTTTCATCGCCTTGAGCGCGGGCTCAAGGTACGCCACCGTCAGCGCATCGCAGATGCGGTTCATCAGGGGCTCGACGTGCATCTTGACCGTGGCTTCGTCCACGAACCAGGACGACCAGTGGTTCATGTCGCCTTGGCCGGTCAAGATCTCCTGCGCGATGTCCATGCCGCCAGCCAGCCGGCGGATCGCCTCGGTGCGCAGCTCCATCGCCTGCTTGGACAGCTCGGAGGCGAACGAGATCAGCTTGAACGACCGCTCGATGTCCTCCGGGTCCGCCTCCAGGATCAGCGGAACCAGCGCGGTCGCGGTGCCCTCGCCCTTCAGTGAGGCGGCCATGGCGGTGGCGAGACGCATCATCAGCGACTCACCCGCGGTCGAGATGCCGTCCTCAGCCGGGAAGTCCAGGTTGTTGGGGATGACCAGCATGCCGGCGCCAGCCAGACGCGAGTCGATCTGGCTGAAGACGTACTTGGTCAACTGCTCCAGCTCGCGCAGGATCGCCTGGCAGCTCCGGGCGGGCGAGTCCGCGCACCAGATCCGCTGCGGATGAGGCGTCCATACGCGGGTGACCATCGACTTCGCCAAGTCGACGATCTCCTCGTAGTACTTCTTGTCGCCCCAGAAGATGTCGCCCTGCTTGGTGCGACGGATCTCGGAGCTGGACAGCACGAACCACTTGTCGCTGTCCTTCGCGGTGGTACCGAGGATGTAGAACTCGCCCGCGACGGTCAGGTTGATGGCCCCGGCCCGAATAGCTTCCGCGCGGGCAACAGGGCCACCGAAGATGGTGTCGGAGAGGGCGGCGATCTCCTTCTTCTTCGCCCGACCCTGGACGCGTCCGAGCTTGTCGACCTCCGCGACGTAGATGTCCACGCGCGAGCACGCGGAGCCCACCCAGTTGGCGGAGAACCTCAGCTCGGGCGTGATGTCGTAGAGGCGCCACAACTCGCGCTGCCACGTTTCGTCGCGGAAGCGGTAGTTGTTGTAGCTGGCGTCGTCGAAGCGGTACTTCATCGCGGAGGCGATGAGGCTGTGCTCGGTGCGCTCGACCTCGACGGGTTCGATCACCTCGACGTTTTTCCGGCGGAACCCCGGCATCAGCCCTCCAGCCGCGACAGAAGCCCAACCAGGTAGCGCATCGCGAGCGAGGCGGGCGCCATCAGCCACCACCATTCCCACGGGAGCGTTATGAGGCCCCAGGCGAGGACGTGGGGTATGCCCACCCACATCGACGCGCACCATGGGCAGTGCACGAGCGTCGTCCAGTTGCTGTCCTCGCCGAATCGGGCGATCACCCAGCGCCGAAACCTGAGGGTGAGCGAGTCGGAGACAGCCAGGCGGGTGAGCGACGCGCAGGACAGCGTCATCAGCACGAACACGCCCAGAACGATCACATCCATAGCGTAATGGTCAACTGCGGTCAAGAGCACCAACCGGATGTTCAGGACATCGCGGTTTTGGGGTTGACGGCACCCGGATGTGCCCGTATGGTTTTCCTTGCTGGGCCGGTTCGGTTGGGCGGCGCAACCCCCTATCCGTTGAGGAAGACTGAAGCCGGCCCAGCAACAGAGCCCCAGGCGCCTCTGTATCTTCGGGATATATGCCACTGGGGTACTGAGTGGATCAAGTCGTCGGGGGACGACGCCGCCGCAAAGCGGAGAGCCGGGTTTGACTCCTGGGGTCTACACGAGAGCCATCCAATAGAAAATCGCCTACACGCTTCTTCATGGGATGAAAAATCGGCGATCTTCACTCGGGTGTCTCACAACTACATAGGGGCCACCCAAACGAAGATCGCTTACACGCAAACGCTAGCTCAATGGATGAGCGCCGGTATATGGAACCGGAGGTTGCGGGTTCAAATCCCGCGCTTCTTTCGCGGTCCTCACTCGGGTGGTCCCTACCAACATCAGATGGGAGTCTGAAATGGATACACGCACTCTGGCTGTCAACGCGGCTATGGCAATGCTCGACCGGTATGGGGGACTGTGGGCGGATGATGAGCACGTCCGGCAACAGCTCGAAGTGATCATCGATGCGGTCGCGGAGCTTGAGGGCTGGGACGACGACCCGATGGCGAACGGGGCGGCTCGCGCGACCCTGGAGTCGATGCTCAAGCGGGATGCGAAGGTGGCGTGATGGAGTACGTAAAGATCCCTGGCCCCTTCGAGCGAAACACCGAAAAGGGGCCGGACCGCAACAAGCTCATCGTCGGCCGTTGGTCGTGCCGCGAGTTTGAGGTACTCCAGAACGCGCCGTGGTTCTTCACCGAGAAGGTTGACGGAACCAACATCCGGATCATGTGGACCGGGTACGAGCGCACGTTCGGCGGACGCACCGACAACGCGCAACTGCCCACCCGGCTCATCCCCGTACTGGAGAAGCTGTTCCCGGAAGAGATCCTGGAGCAGGTTTTCGGCAAATCGCCCGCCATTCTCTACGGCGAGGGTTACGGCGCCGGGATTCAGTCGGGCGGTGTGTATCGAGCCGACCAGTCCTTCGTGATGTTCGACGTCTACGTGCCGCGCACAGACGCGCCCGTGGGCTGGTGGCTGGAGCGCGCCTCCATCGAAGACGTCGCCGCCAAAATGGGGCTCGACGTCGTTCCTCGCGTCTACACCGGCACGCTGAACGAGGCCATCGGCATCGTGCAGCAGGGCTTCCGGTCGAAGTGGAATGCTGACCATGTCGCGGAGGGCCTCGTGGGCGTGTCCGCGCCGGGCCTGCTCAACCGCAAGGGTGAACGGATTATCGTCAAGCTCAAGACGAAGGACCTGCTCGGGACTCAGCCGATCATGGGGGTACCCCAGCCATGAAGAACTACGAGTTTTACGTGCCCCCCCTGCGCGAGTGGCCGCGGCGCTGGCTGGCCGGGTTCCGCATGCTCGCCGGGAAGATCACCTGGGTCGGCATCCTGCCCTTGGGCCTGCGCAACGAGCGCGAGCTGACCCATGTCGAGCGATGACCCGACATGGCGCGTGATCCGCGAGCTGGGCGCCATTGAGCGGGCGATCGAAAACCGGAAAGACGAAGTCAACGAAACCGCCAATCACCTCGCCTACCTGCACGCGCAGATCGACAGCCTGGAGATGGAGCGGACCCAGCTCATCAAGACGCTGACTACAATGAGAGGGCATGCCTGAGGATCAGGCACGCCAAACCCGGAAACCCCTCCGTACCCCATGTGCGGAGGGTTTTTCGTTACCAGTTCCGGGATTGAGCGAAGAGGTTCTGAAGGCTCGCGCTCATCGTCGGGGACGAGATCGCCGACGCCTTCTTCTCGTTGGACATCAGCCAACGGCAGGCGTGGACCATGGCGTCGAGCCGGTCTGGCGACTCGTCCGCGCCCCACGAGGTGAAGGTGACGAGTTGGTCCTCCAGGTCCTCCATGCGCCCCACCATGTGCAGCTTGCCCTGCTCGGACCGCATGGCGACGGGCTCGGCTCGGGTGCGCTTACCGTGCTTTGCGTCGACCGGCTTCATGGGCGGCCGGGTGCCCTTGGGGAACAGCCCCAGGTCGCACGACTCCTTGTAGGCGTCCTCGAAGACGGTCTGCATCCATCGCTTGCCGAGGTTGGCCTCGTAGATGAGCATGTCGGCGCCGTAGTCGGCGACCGCGCGCCACGCGTGCAGTGCGGCGGCCCGACCCACGGCCATGATCGAACGGTCGGCGAGCACGTACATGTGGTAGTCGCGAGTGTTGGCCACCACCACAACACCCATCTCATCGTCCTCGCCCGTGAGCGACGGGTCGACTCCGACGATGGTGTTGATGATGCCGTCGGGGGTATCGGTAACCCGGTAGTTCTCCAGGTCGAGCCGGTTGAACAGTGCGCCTTCGAACGCTTCGAGCATCTCGCCGTACAGCTCTTGGCGACCGATGAGGGTTCCCTCGTAACGGTTGCGCAGCTCGACCAGGACGGCGGCCGAGAGGTTGTTGGCATTGTCGAATGTGGACCCGCGCATGATGTGGATGGAGTTGTCGGTGCGCTTGATCCACTCCTGGAGGAGCTTGATCGGCTTAGGCGTGGTCGTCACAAACGCCCGCGGCTGGTCCCCCACGAGGTTGGCCCGCAGGGACGGCATGATGCCCTCATCCCAGGATTCCTTGGGGTAGCGCCACTTGCAGACCTCATCGAGCCAGGCGCCCGCTGCGTTGTACCCTCGACCGACGTCCGGGTCGTCCGCGCCCTCGGTGTGGAGCTTTACCCCATTCGGGAAAACAATCCTGGGACGTGGGGATTTGAGAAATTGGTGCTCTACGCCCTTTCTCTCCAAGACACGCAGGATTCCGGCAGGACCTTCCAGACAAATCGCGCGGGCGTCGGAGAGCGTCTCGCCGATCACCAACCATTCGGTGGGCACGCCGAACGAGTCGTAAGGGTGCTTCAGGATGCGCCCCACCATCCACTCCGAGCCGGCGCGACTCTTGCCCCAGCCGCGGCCGGCGAGCGCGAGGCAGATAAACCAGGGCAGGTCCTCCGGCGGCACCTGCTCGGGCCGGGCGGTCCACCACCACTCGCCGCGGAGCATCTCGTCCTTGATGTAGTCGGGCTGGGACGCGATGGCGTCGCGGCGGACCGGCTCGGGGAGCATCGCGTACCGTTGCTGGAGAGACATACCCACAAAATGATCATATGCCCGTTTATGGGGGTGTCGAAAGAATCTCTGAGGTTCTTCTTGACACGGGGATATGCGGGTGTAGAGTTTGACTCGTACGCAGCGGGTTGGAGCAGCTCGGTAGCTCGCCAGGCTCATAACCTGGAGGTCAGGGGTTCGAATCCCTTACCCGCCACGAAGATGGGAGTACTTCGCAGGCATGTCATTTTTGGCTACTCCCATCTTCTCCCTGTAATCCACATTGGAGAGAGGCTTCACCATGTCCAAGCAGCGCGTCACCGTGGCCGTCGAGGTTGACGGCGACATCGACCCCACCAAGCTCGTTGCGAGCCTGAACAACCAGGCCCGCTACGCCCGCTTCGAGGTGACGCCCGCGGTTCCCGCGCGCCACGCCACCCTGAGCGAGATCACGCTCGTTTCCGCCGAGCCGGTTGCGGCGCCCGCCGACACCGTCGCCTGACCGGCCCCGGAGGGCGAAGCCGGCATTAGTCGTAGGGCCGGACGGGCGGATATGGGATGAGTCCGCCACTCAGAATCGACCAAGCAGTCCGAAGCAGTCCGAACCTTTCACAATTCTTTTTGGAGAGAAAACCATGGGTGCCTTCACCGCCAAACCCCCCGCCCCGAGCGAAGCTCTCGTCGCGTTCCGCGAGAAGATCGCCGAGGTCGCCGACCATCTCTGTGGCGTTTACGGCTACTGCGCCGCCGTCTACAACGCCCTGTGGGGCGAGTCCCGCTTGGGCCTTCCCGGAGACAACCCCGGTCGCCTCAACAGCGGCAACGGCCGGAACTTCGACGTCAAGCTGAACTTCGAGTGGAAGAACGGCGACGACACCACCTCAGCCACCTCGGTCACCCGCCGGGTCGCTGCCTTCACCCAGCGGGGCGCGGACCTGCGGGCGCTGAAGGATCTGGGCTTCGAGGTCCCCGCCATCGTGCCCTTCGTTGTGCCGGAGAATCCTCCGGCGGACCTGACCGCGGCCATGGAGACGATCAGGGCCATCGCCCAGAAGGCGGCGAAGGATGGCAGCCTCGCAATCTCCGTCATCCAGTCGGTCCTGCCGGCGCTCGGCCTGCCGCCGCTGCCCGAGAAGAAGGCGTACTTCTTCCGGCTCGCTGTCGAGCAGCCCGTGGTGACCGAGGAGTACCTCGTTTACAAGGCGGTCGCCTTCGGCGAGGAGGAGGCGTTCGCGGAGGTGCAGCGCAAGATCGCAAACGATGAGGAGTGGATGCGGCGCAACCGCGAGGAGTACGACGGTGCCGACCACTACTACCGCGAGAACTACTCCGAGCGGGTCACCATGAAGGTGACCGACCTCAAGTACCGCCCGACCGCGCCGGGCGCCGCGCCGGTGCTCGACTACGAGCGCAGCGGTCTGCCCAATCCCGCCGAGACGGCGACCGAAGAAGCCCCCGTCCCCGCCTAGCTTTCCCCCTGCCGGGGCGGCAACCGCGCCTGCCGCCCCGGCCCCCTAGCTGTTGAGAGGAGTTGACGTGGCCGGAGGCAATGTCCCCCTGAAGGACGTTCTCAACGCCAACCCCGTCTACGCCTTCCGCTCGGATGTGGGGGACCTGAAGCCGCTCATCCAGTCCATCAGGAAAAACGGGCAAGAGGCCCCAGTCATCCTCGATGGGAGCTACCTCATCCTCGACGGCGCGCGTCGAGTTGAGGCGCTGAAGCGGATGCACGCGACGACAGTTTGGGCGATCTCCACCGACGACTGGCCCACAACCGCCAAGCTGTTTCAGGAGGTCGCGCAGCGGCACAAGACGGCAGACTTCAAGCAGAAAAAGTTCATGGATCTGGGCGAACTGTTGGTTCTTCTGGGCGACCGGTCCCGGAACTATGGGCGGGCGAATGCCCGCAAGCGGGGAACCCTGAAAGGCAGGCCCAACGGCGCCTTGGCGTACCGCGGACCGCATACGCCTGCGGTGTTCCTGGCGGAGATCGAAGGCATCCCGATGGGAGCCACTTTGGCCCTCTCGCGGGTCATGCACCGCATCCATGAGCAGCGTTTTCTGAGCGAGCACGAAAACGTAGCTCTGATCATCGCTGAGTTGGAGAAGTACGACGGGACCGGAAAATACCCGTACCGCTTGGCGGACGAAGTCCTCTACATGATCGACCCGGATCGGGCGGCCAGGCGGGAAGCGGACAAGCCGCGCCCTCCCGCCGGCTCGCAGTCGATCAGGGCGCAGGCCAAGGCGATCAACCGATCGCTGAACCTGATGCAAGGAATCGTGGCCGCATTGCCAACGGCCGCGGCGATCTCCCCCGAACACGCGTTGGAGGAGATCGAAAAATGGCAAAAGGAAATCACCAAAATCACCGCACCGATCCGCAGAATCAACGTACAGCTCACACGGCTGAAGGAGAGAAAGAATGGCCAAGACCAAGCCGGCGATCAAGAAGATTAAAGTCTCCGACATCGTCATCGACAACCGGGTGCAGCGCAGCCGGCTGAACACCAACCGCATCAACAAGATGGTCGCCGAATTCGATGAGTCGATGCTCGGTGTGCTCATTATGAGTCAGCGGGCCAACGGCCAGACCATCGCGCTCGACGGCTGGCACCGTTCCGAGGTGGTCAAGCTGGTGCGCGACGCACCCACCGAGCTGACCGCACTCGTCTACACCGGTCTGACGCTGGCCGAAGAGGCGGAGATGTTCCGTCGGTACAACACCCGGACCACCGTGCCGAACGCGGACAACTTCCGCATGCTCGTGCACGAGGGCCAGGAGGACGCGGTCCGGATCAACGCCATCGTCGAGTCGTTCGGCCTGGAGATCGGCAAGTCCTTCCACGCCGTGTCGACCGCGCAGAAGATCGTCAACCGCCCCGACGGCTTCCGGACCTTCGAGCGCACGCTCACCATCATCGACCGGGCGTGGACGTTGGACGCCAACTCGGCCGATCACCGGATCATCAACGCGATCGCCGAGATGATCTACCACTACGACAACGACGGCGAGGGGCCGGGCAAGTTCGACGACAAGGCGTTCACCACGCGCCTGGCGGCGTTCGAAGGCGGCCTGGAAACCATCCTGGAGAAGGCTCGGGTCTACCACCGCTCGGTGGCCAACCCCGGCCCGATGCTCCGGTCGATCATCAACGTCGCGCTGGTGCCGATCTACAACAAGAACCAGCGCGAAAACAAGGAACTGCCGATGTACCAGGGGCGGCGCAAGAAGAACCGCGCTGCTAAGCTCGAAGAGGTTGATGCCTAGCCCGCACAACTCCCTTCCGGGGCGCGAGATCTCCCCCATGGTTTCTCGCACACGCCCCCCAAGACGCCCCGCCGGGCTGTCGGACTCCCATCCGGCCTTGGCGGGGCGTCTTTCTGTCGGTGGGTGGATGTAGGGTCCTCGCAACGAAGGGGGAGCCTATGAACTGTCTGCTCTGCGATGAGCCCATGGACGCCGTGCTGGTGAAGCAGGGCATCGCCTTCCACCCCACGTGCGACGACCAGGACGGCGCGGAGGCCGCCGAGCTGAAGACGTTGGTGCAGAAGATGATCCGGCACGCTGACGGCAACTCGGCCCGCTCGCTCCAGCGCCAGATCGGCCCCAGCGAGATGGGCGACGCCTGCGATCGGCGCATCGCGTACCGCCTGATGGAGACGCCCGAGGTGAACGCGGCGAAGGACCCGTGGCCAGCGATCGTCGGGACCGCGGTGCACCACTGGATGGAGGGCGCCGTACACACCTACCAGTCCGCCGGCATCATCGATGGCTGGTCCACCGAGATCGCGGTCAAGCCGGATGACCTCATCAAGGGCCATTCCGACGTATACGACCGCAAAAAGCAGCGAGTCATCGACTGGAAAACGGCGGGCACGGACGTGTTGCGGAAGATCCGCGCCCACGGCCCGCCGGCCAGCTACATCTACCAGGCCAACCTGTACGGGCTCGGACACGAGCGCGCCGGGCGGCCCGTGAAGGACATCGCCCTCGTGTTCCTCCCGCGCGCGGGCTGGCTCTCGGGGATCTATGTCTGGCGCGACATCTACCGCCGGCATCTTGCGGAGCGCATGATCGAGCGCGTATACAGAATCGGTGACCGGCTGCTCGCCGGCACGAAACCATGGGAGATCAGCGCGACACCAGCCGACGCCTGTGGGTACTGCCCGTGGTTCGCGAGCGGCGATACGCTCATGGGCATCGAGCCCGGAGCGAACGGGTGTCCAGGGAGGAACTGAATGGCAGTCAGGGTTGTAATCCCCGATGGATGGTTCGACGGTGGCGAGAAGCACATCATTGAGCTGATCGGTCAGGGCGTCGACATCGAGGTCATCGAGTCGGAGAAGGGCCAAGCCCTCCTGTACGTGCTCGACGTCACCAAGGACACCATCGCCATCTTCCAGAGCTGGAAGTACGCGATCGTGTTGGACGGCATCGAGGCGCTGGAGGCGACGCGCACGCCGATCGCCGACGAATTGCAGGCCACGCAACCGATTGAGCCCGACGGTGGCGCCGAATGAGGCCAACAGTCGGGCGCACCGTCCACTACGTGTCGTACGGCACGCCGGGCGGCGAATACGCCTCCGAGTGCCGGGCCGCAATCGTGACCGCGGTCGGCTCAAGCGACTACGAGATCAGCTTGTGTGTGCTTAACCCCACGGGCCTCTTCTTCAACCACGGCGTTGAGGAGGATCAGGGGGAGGTCGAGGAGCGGCCGATCCCTGACACAGACCTGATCCAGCACGTAACCAAGCACCGCGGCGGCACGTGGCACTGGCCCGAGCGTGCCGAGATGATCGATCTCAACCGAGTGTAATAACAGTCCAGTTTAGACAGTTAAGGAGTCCAAAGTGTCCGATGACTTCATGGGCGGAGGCGTCAAGTCCTTCCAGTTCGATCAGGAGGGTGACGCCGTCGTGGGGACCGTCATAGCCCCGCCCGAGAAGCTCCAGCAGACCGACATCAACACAGGCGAGCCGAAGACGTGGGACGACGGCAAGCCAAAGTGGTACTTCAGCTTGAAGCTCCAGACCGATCTGCGTGACCCTGAGGACGCGTGGGATGACGGAGTCCGCGCCATCTCGCTGTCGTGGAAGCGCCTGGAGGCGGTCCGCGCCGCGGTGCGCGCCGCGGGTGCCGAGAACATCGAGGTCGGCGGCAAGCTCTTCTTGCGCTTCGACAAATTCGAGGAGAAGGCGAACGCGAAGTTCCGCTCCAACCCGGCGAAGATCGGTTGGACGGCGAAGTACAAGCCCCCGACCGCGGAGGCGGCGTTCATGGACGCCAGCCCGGCTGGCGACAAGGCGCCCCCGTCCGAGCAGGAGGATGGCGGCCTGCTGGCCCAGATGGCGGCCAAGCGCCAGGTCGAGGAAAAGCTCAAGCCCGCCCATCATGGGGCAGATGAGGACATCCCGTTCTAACCCGCACAGACAGGAGCCCCGAAGGAGTGACTCTTCGGGGCTCCTGACCTTCTTGGAGAGAAGGACGAGAACGTGTCGACCAAAACCCGATCTCGACGATCATCGTATGTCTGCGCGTGGGGCTTGCCAAGACCCAGGTCGGCGGGCGTACGGTAACCCAGACAAAAGCATTGAGCCCCCACCAGTTGCTTGGCGGGGGCTCGGTAACGCAGGACACGCTGTCAGGAGCGACATTGACACAGCCGGCAGTCTCTCGTCAACCCCAAGGCAACATCGCGTTCCCGTGGTGGGACGCCGGGTGCTCAGTTGTCCCGATTCGTGTGGATGGGTCGAAGCGCCCCACCATGCCGTGGGCGCCCCTCCAGCAGACCCGCCTGTCCGAGCAGGACGTGATCGCACTCTGGGGTGACGACAGCCCCCTCGGTGTCGCCGTGATCTGCGGGAAGGCGTCCGGCGGCCTGGAGATGCTGGAGCTGGAGGCGGGCTGGACGTCGTCCGAGACGCTGTTCCTGATCGAACAGCACATGGACGCGCACATCGTGCCCGAGTGGCGAGCCCTCATGGAGGAGGGCTACATCGAGTGGACGCCTTCGGGCGGCCTGCACCTGCTCTATCACGTGCTCGGCGGGGACGTGCCGGGCAACACGAAGATCGCGCAGGGGCCGGACCTGAAGACCCGCGCGGAGACGCGCGGCGAGGGCGGCTACGTGATCGTGGCGCCGTCGCCCGGCGCCTGCCACCCGTCGGGCGAGCCCTGGGTCGCGATCAACGGCGGCCCGGAGGCCATCCTCGCGATCCCGCCGGACGTGCGCGACGCCATCCACGCCGCCATCAAGGCCGCGATCGACGAAACGCCCCCACCGCCCCCGCCGCCGGCTCCGCGGGTGCTCCAGCTTCGCCCTGAGGGCGCCATATCGGTCGGCGACGACTTCGGTATCAGGACCGACTGGGCGGACATCCTGGAGCCTGTCGGCTGGCAGTTGGAGTCGCACGGCGCGACCGGCGAGCGGCTCTGGACGCGACCCGGTAAGTCGGTGAGGGAGGGCGCGAGCGCCTCAACCGACTACCAGGGCAAGCCGGGCCTGTACGTGTGGTCCACCTCGGCTGGCCTGCCCAGCGAGGAACCGCTGACCAAGCTCTTCGTCCACGCCCACTATCACCACGGCGGGGACCTGCGCAGCGCTGTCAAGGAGCTGGCGAAGCGGGGCTACGGCACGCCGCTTGAGCCTCGGACCAGCGCCGATACGTTCATGGGCACGCCGGCTCCATCGACTGAGATCGCATTGCAGGGGGATAAGGGCGTAGACTCGGTTCCGACCGAACCCGAGCCCTACAAGGTGAGCCACATGGACGACTCCAGGCTGGCGGAATTCTTCTTTCAGCACGTGCCGTACCCGATCGCGTACGTGCCCGAGCGCAAAAAGTGGTTCTTCTACGAAGACGGCGCTTGGCAGCTCGACTCCGACGGCGTGAAGATCAAGACAGCCTGCCGCGAAGTCGCCCACAAGATCGCCGACGACGCCATGCAGGTCAGCGCCGACCCCAAGTACCGCACGTGGGCGCGCAACGCCCCCAACGACGGCCGGATCAACGCCGCGGTCAGCATGCTCAAGACCTACGCGCACGTGCCGCTGCGTGAATTCGACCAGGACCGCAACCTGCTCAACGTCGAAAACGGCACCATCGACCTCACCTCGATGGAGCTGCTGCCCCACGAGCCCGACCAGCACCTCACCAAGAAGATGGGCGCCTCGTTCAACCCGGAGGCGAAGGCGGACCGCTGGCACAAGTACCTCGATGAGGTGCTGCCCGACCCGGCCACCCAGGACTTCTTGCAGCGCATGGTGGGCTACAGCCTGCTCGGCTACCCCGCCGAGCGCGCCCTCGCCGTGCTGCACGGACCGGGGGGCACGGGCAAGTCCCGGTTCATCGAGATGCTGTCGACCGTGATGGGCTCGTACGCGGCGACCGCGGGTGACAGCCTGTTCCGGACCAAGGGCGACGGGCGGGGCGGCCCCACCAACGACCTCAACGACCTGCGCGGCGCGCGGGTGGCCGCGGCGTCCGAGCTGGACTACGGCGTGCGGATGGATGAGTCGCTGGTGAAGCGCCTGACCGGCTTGGACCGGATCACCTCGCGCGGTCTGTACGAGGAGAATCAGACCTGGACTCCGCAGTGCGTGATCTGGCTGGCCACCAACCACCACTTCCGCATCCAGGGCGACGACGGCGCGATCTGGGACCGGATCAAGGTCATCCCGTTCACCCAGAAGATCGAAAACAAGGACCCGTACATCCTCGATGAGCTGTTGAAGGAGAGCGACGGCATCCTGATGTGGATGCTGGAGGGCCTCCTGAAGTACAAGGAGCGCGGCCTCGCCGACGCCCCGCCGATCGTGATGGAGGCGGTCGAGGCGGCGAAGGTCGAGCAGAACAACGCGCTCGAATTCCTCAACGAGATGATCACCGATGAGACGCTTCTGTCCGATTTGAACAACGGCGACTACCTCATCAAGCCCATCATGGTGAAGAACCTCTACCACAAGTGGTGTCGAGAGCAGTCCTACCGTCCACTTGGGGCACAGCGGCTCTACCAGCGCCTGGAAGCGTTGGGATATAAGCGAATGCGGCCACGCGGCAAGACCGCGGACCACTTCGTTGGCCTCGCGATTGGCCACAATGGATTCATGGGGGGCATCTGATGGGAGCGGGATGAAGGACGGCGACTGATGGGCGGCCGATGAAGGCAGTGGGGACTCCGCACGGCTCGCACTGCATGGACTGCGACGTCAACACGTCAGTCATCAAAGAGCACTACATGCTCGACGACGCGATCTGGCGCTGCATCACCCACCCCGAGGAGCGCGCCGGCATGCTGTGCATCGGATGCGTCGAAAAGCGCATCTGCCGGCGGCTCGTGCCGCTCGACTTCAACCTGGAGTGGGCGCATCTCTCGTCCGCGCCCAGCGAGCGGCTCCTGACCCGCCGCGGGTACTAAAAAGGCCCCCACGACAAGTCGTGAGGGCCTTACCCCAGTCCATCCCGTGAACCGGGGATGAGCTTACGCCGGCTCGGGCTCCGGCTCGACCGGGGGCTCGACAACCTCCGGGTCCGCGGCCTCGATGGCGTCGTTGGTCGCCTGGGTGGTTGCCTTGAGGTCCGTGAGGGCCTCGGCTACGGCGGTCAGGTCCTGGTTGGCGATCGCCTCTTCGAGCTTGGCGATCACGCGCTGGGTGTCTTCGAGGTTCTCGACCGCGAGCGCCTTCAGGTCGGCGACCTGGGCAAGAACCTCTTCCTTGGTGGCCACAATGGACTCCTTGATCTCGTTCAGGCCCGCGATGGAGCCCTCTACGTGCACATGTACGTGTACTTCGGGCATCGGGGACGTCATGCTCCCATTCTTCCCCAGACTCAGAGCAGCTCAACCTCGATGTGCCAACCAATCGAGTCCCCCGAGGCGAACGTCACGGGAACGAGTTGCCCAACCAGGGCGGTCGCGCCGTGGGTCCTGATGCCCACCGTAGTGCCCGAAACGTACGTGGCCACCCCGACGTACTGGGTGCTGGTCGAAGAGTCCACCACGAGCGCCCAGCCCCGCGGGAGCAGGTTGCCGGTCAGGTTAGCCATCGTCAGGCCGGCGGGGATGGTGAACGAATACGTGCCCGTGCCGTACGTGGTGGTGGCGCCGAAGATAATCCGCGACTCAATGATCGCCCACTTGCCGAACAGCTTGTAGCGCGAGCTGGTGGTGGCGTCCCCGATCGCGACCGCGGTGCCGGTCGACGCCCACGTCGTGGTGAACGTCGTCCAGTCATCACCGAGCGTCGAGTCGATGGCCGCGAGCGAGGCGGTGGTGTCGATGGCGACCTGCGCCGGGTCACCGTTGCTCGGTGTCGGCCAGGAGAAGTTGGTGGTAGTGCCCGGCATGTGCTCAGATTAGCTGGGAATGCCGGCTTTACCGCCCTCTGTGGGCCATTGCCCCGTGGCGCGTTTGTGCAGCTTGGCGCACAGGCCCTCGGGGGAGAACTTGACGTATTTGCGGAGCTGTCGGACGCATCGGGCAAAAGACCCGTCTGTGCCCCAGCGGATCTTCGCGGCGCCCTTACCTCGCGTCCAGTACTCCATCAGGTGCTCGGCGTTGCCGTCGCCAAGGTTCAGGTCAGCAAACTGCCCGCAGTCAAGGTGGGCACCCTGCCTGCGGGCTAGTCGCATTGAGATGGTTCCGGCCACAAGGCCAGATTAGTCCGATTGAGCCTCGACGTCGGCCAGGAGAGCATCAGTAATTCCGACGATCAGCATGGCGATCAGGCCAGCGCACAGCCAGATGCCGAGGACGGTCGCGGTGTCCACGACTAGTCCCAAGCGATCGACCAGGAGCGGGCGACATCATTCCAGCCGCCGCCCACCGTGCCCAGATTTGAGCTGCCCGAGTTGGGGTTGATGATCAGCATGTTGCCCCCGCAGGCGTTGCCGGAGTAGAGGCGCAGCTCCTCCAGGGGGCGGTGATTCCAGACCGAACTGAGCTTCTGGTCGAAGTACTGGCCCTGAAGCGTGTAGCAGACGTACCGGGTGCCCGTGAACTTCCGGTGCACGCCACCCCAGTTGACGTTCTCCCAACCGCAGATCTCCACGGCCAAGGCGTTGCACTGGCTGAAGCTCGCGCTCGCGGGCGCCGGCACGGCGACCACCAGCCCGAGCGCGATGAGGGTGGCGCCCAGAAGCGCCTTGATGCGTTGCGTCATGCTGCCTCTTCCGATAGGTACCGACCGCGCTTGTCGCTGTCGGTGTTGCCGATGGGCTGGGACCTGGGGCGGTTCAAGTCGTCCGTCAGGTCAAGGATGAGGTACGTGTCCTCGACCATCCACGGCCCGCCCCCGCCATGGTCGGCGTTCCGGTTGCAGTCGAGCCCCTCCACCCGGCAGTAGTCCATGTCCCCGACCTGAATGTGGTCGGTGTAGCGGTAGTGAAGGTGCCCGTGGACAAACAGTTCGGGCTGAAGGGTGACCGCGGCCCGCTGGAGCCGCTGCTGATTGGGTATGCAGCCCGGCAGGTCCTTCCGATTCCACATGGGCTGGGACGCGCGGGGCTTGTCGTGGGCGAGCATGATGTGGACCAGGCTGTCGTCGGCGGCCAGGATGTCAGCCATGTCCACATCGGACATCTCCTCCTCCGGGAACCACAACGACTCGGGCTTGCCCTTCTTGCGCTCTAGGTCGAGGCGCCAGCCCTTGTCCACGCTGTACGCGCCCCCGAGCGCGATGAACTTCTTCCCCGACCACTCCCAGCGCAGCCCGCGGGGCGCGTAGCTGATCCAGTTGCGCACCTCCAGGAACCCGTCCGGCCCCACGTCGTTGCCGTACTTCTCCAGCAGCAGCGACGTCTTGTCGTGGTTGCCGTCCAAGAAGTAGATGGGAGTGTCGTGGCGGGCGGCCCAGAAGTCGAGCCGGTCGAGGAAATGGACACCCTCGGCGGTGTGCTCCCAGTAGCCGAAGTCTCCCAGGACGAACAGCAGGTCGAGCCCCTGGTCCTCGCAGCGGTGCAGGAGCTGGCGCAGGTACATGGTGTCGCCGTGGCTATCGCCCGCCAGCATGATCTTCATGCCGCTGTCCCTTCAGGTAGATGCCCTCGTAGAACCAGGTCCCGACGGCGTGAACGAAGGCCAGGACCGGAAGAAGCCCGGCCCGCTCGGGGAACGCCACCGAAGTCATGACGGCGTTCCCGATGTTCAGCAGGAGGAACAGGATGTTGATGAAGCGGATCATGCGCCCGTAGCGATCGTGGCGGTCACGATGGCGGCGTAGAGCCGGCTCGGGTCCACATCGCGGGGGATCTCGTCCATCTCGACGCTCGAAATGACCGGCGCCAGGCGGTTGCGGTCGTCGAGGGTGACCTCCATCATCAGTGCGTCGCCCGCGTAGAGCAGGCCCGTGCACACCACCTCGATGAAGGCCGCCGCGCCCTCGATGTTCTGGATCGGCAGGTCGTAGATCTTGTTGTAGGGGATGCGGATGTCGGGGATGAAGTTCTGATAGGGCATCACGACGCCCGTCTTCGAGTCCTTCACGGTCACCACGCGCTTGTCGCGGCCCTTGCCGATGATCGAACAGTCGACCCAGCGGTCCTCGAAGTAGAACGCACCCGCGGGATCGTTCACCACCGACAGAAGCGCCCGGTAGTCGACCGGGCCGGTCGGCGTGGTCAGCTCAAAGCCGTCGGGCGGCCCATGGTCAGGCTGCGGATTTGGGTCGGGGCGGGCGCCGGGTGCGCACGCGGCCATCGTCAACAGTGCGATCACGACGCTGATGAGCTTCGACTTTGACACCGGGCTTCTCTCTCCAAGAGCAGATCGGACAGTTGGCTAGGACGTGCTTGTAGACGGTCACGAGGTGGTAACAGTCCGGTCGACCTGTGACGTTGGGGTGGCACAGGGGCTGTCCCTCGACGGAGCCGTAGCCCGCCTCCTCGTTGTTGGTGACGCGCCCGCAGTGGACGCAGAGGGCTTGCTTGCGACTCACCACACCATCTTCACACCCGGATATACCCCTGTCAACCTCCTCTCATGATCAACATAAAGCAAATGATCATGCCCCTGACCTGCTATCTTTCATTTTTTCTTTCTTTTAGTTCTGAGTATTC